ATTATCTCTTGCTGTGATATCTGCTCCTTTACTAACTAAATATTTAACCATTTCTAAATGTCCATTTTCAGAAGCCCAACGTACTGCATAATTAGAATCTGCTTTTATATCAGCGCCTTTAAAAACTAAATATTTAACAATTTCTAAATGTCCATTTTCAGAAGCCCAACTTACAGCATAATTATTATCTGCTGTTATATATTTTTTACAACAATAAACTTGTTTAAAAACTCCGTATTCGTAAAATAATTCAGGAGAATTGTAAAATTCTATAAAATTTAAAGTCAAAATCAGTTTTATTTTTTGTTTTAAGTCCATTTATAATTAAAAAAATTGTTCAAATTATAATTTAGCGCCTTGAGAAACTAAGTATTTAACCAATTCTAAATGTCCATTTTTAGAAGCCCAACGTACTGCATAATTAGAATCAGCTATTATATCTGCGCCTTTACTAACTAAATATTTAACCAATTCTAAATGTCCATTTTCAGAAGCACAACGTACAGCAAAATTATAATTTGCTGTTATATCAGCGCCTTTATAAACTAAATATTTAACCATTTCTAAATGTCCATTTGAAGAAGCCCAACGTACTGCATAATTAGAATCAGCGATTATATCTGCGCCTTTACTAACTAAATATTTAACCATTTCTAAATGTCCATTTCCAGAAGCCCTACGTACTGCAAAATTATCATTTGCTGTTATATCAGCGCCTTTATAAACTAAATATTTAACCATTTCTAAATTTCCATTTGAAGAAGCCCAACGTACTGCATAATTAGAATCAGCGATTATATCTGCGCCTTTACCAACTAAATATTTAACAACTTCTAAATGTCCATTTTCAGAAGCCCTACGTACAGCCAAATTATCACCCACGGTTATATCTGCGCCTTTACTAACTAAATATTTAACCAATTCTAAATGTCCATCGTAAGAAGCCCAACGTACAGCTAAATTATTACCTGCGGTTATATCTGCGCCTTTACTAACTAAATATTTAACAATTGTTAAACATCCATTTGCAGAAGCCCAACATACAGCATAATTATCATCTGCGGTTACATGTTTTTTACAACAATAAACTTGTTTAAAAACTCCGTATTCGTAAAATAATTCAGGAGAATTATAAAATTCTATAAAATTTAAAGTTAAAATTATTTTTATTTCTTGTTTTGAGTCCATTTGTAATTAAAAAAAATATTCAAATTATAACGTGCATATAATATATCTCGATTACATAGTTGGTCCGTTAATTTAACCATTCATCTTCTTCTGTTACTTGTTCGTCTAAGAATTTATCATTGATTGCTATTATTGAATAACATGTACCTATACGAGGTGTTGTGCCCAACATTTGGTTTCCTGTAGTTGAATTTGGAATATCAGCAAATTTATTATATAGTGCTGCTTGTGCCAATTGTTTATTTGGTGATTTATATCCAATTGGAAGTAAAACATTGGATGGTTGACGCAATGCGACTCCAGATTGATCTACTGTTGTATGTTTACCTGTTAATGTTACTTCGTCAGCATATAATGACAAATGTAATGGATTGACTCCAGTAACTATGTTTTTTAGTTCCATAAATATTTTTTGTCGTGCAGCTTCTACACCATATATTTCTTGTATTTCTGATATTACATTGGTATTTATAATACAGTCTTTGAGCTCTGGCATAACAGAAATATCTCTTAAATTAGATCCCATGGTTTGGACCGCGTAATGTGCTTCAGTTGTCAATGAACCGTCTTTTTGTTTTATTGTTCGTACAACTTTGACTAAATCAGCAGATTTAATTTCATCTATGCCGCTGATCTTAGTTTTTAATAATTTGGCTGATAATGTTTTTACATCTCGTAATATATTGAATGCTTTTTTTCTTTTCATTGTGTCTATTGCTCCGGTTTTTAATTGTCCTATAATTGCCGTTACATCTCTATTAGGTTGAGCATGATAAAACATTATATTTGGATATGCTAATGCTAAAGCATTTTTAATAATTATTGTGTCCATATCTTTTGATATTAGTTCTTTGACATCTAGTTCATAAATAAACTTGAAAGGCGTTAAATCACTTGTGTCTCGGATTTTGTTGTATTTAACATATTTTTCGTATATACTACGATATTTCCTAGTGATTGGCAGATCAAATTTGTTATATGGTTCAATAACTATAATTTCAGATCTGTCCTTAATAAAATCTTTTAAGCATAATACTCGAATTTTATTTGCTATTTCTTGGATGAATACTTTGTCATTAACAGGAAATGTTATTAACATCATTGGATTCGCCATTCCTTTTTTATCACGTGCCTTTGATATTTCTGTTAAACGCGTTCCATCATTAGTAACATGCCCGGCGACAGCATTATTATGTTTGGAATTAAGAACGTTCTGTGTTGATTTTTCAGCTATATCTGTCGCAACATTAACGCCAATAGAATAACCATAATCAATTAACGATCTTTTTAGTTTGAGTTTTATTAAATTAATAATTACAGATAATACATCATTATTTACTTTGTGCTTGATTAATTGTTTTGTGCATAAGCTCGCTCTTATAAGCATTTTTATTAATCTGGTATTTTCTTTATAATAATCTGCTATTGGGCCTTCATATTTGTCGTTAAAATATAGCATTGGCAACCATTTGATTAATTCTTTTATTTCTCTGATTGCTTTTAGCGGATTAAATTTTTTGAGGAATGATTTGTCTTTGCGTAATTCTTCGCTCATTAACGTTTCAATCATTCTGTCTATTTTGATCGGACCAAGCATATTATTACTTAATGTTGATTGGTTCCCGTCACTTTGTTCGAAATACATCATAATTTCTCGATAGAATTTTCTGTCGTCTTCAATGTGCTCGTATTCGTCCTTCAGTGCTTCTTTTAGACCGGACGGTTTGTTTTTAAAATCTTTGACTTCGCCTTTGTATTCTTTTGCTAAGTCTGTGTTTGAGATCATAACTGTTGGAAAATAGATTTTTTCTACTTCTTGTGGTTTAAATCCAGTGTCTCCGGTTAAATACTGTACAATGTAACTTCCTCCTTTCTTAACACCGTACGTGTAATTTACAATATCTGCTTCTAATGTTTTTACAGTGTTACGTTCTTCTGTACCTGCCTTAGCTGTTGATAATTGTATATTTGTTAAATTTCTACGAGAATCCACTGATAGCCAGTAAATTGATGGTAGAGATAATTGTGTCACAAAACTATTTGGTATGAATCCTCTTGCTTGTGGATCGGTGTCGTAACGTGAAAAGTATGGCAATGTACGCCAAAATCCAAATGTTAAAGGTCCTCTTCCTCCTTCGAAGAATTGTTGTCCAATAACAGATGATATTGATATAAAGTGTTCGATTTTTCCTTTTGTCTTGGTGTTAATCATTTGAAATAATCCATTCGTTTTGTAATCTACTGCTGAAAGGATTGGCCCAAGGAAATCGTCCTCTATATGTAAAGAGTTTGACTGTAATACTTCATAATATCGTCTCCTGTCAACTCCTTGCGGTGGTATAATTTCACCATTGTAATATCGTTCGGCTAGTTGTTCGGATTTCTTCATCATCCCGGCAACCATCTTCTGAACTATCTTACGTGTTTTTTGTCCAATGTCACAATCACTTAATGTTGTGGTTACTCCTCTATTCAGAACGTACTCCATTGAAAGTTGTTGCATATTGTAGATAATATTCTTGGTAACTTCATAACCATATGTTAAATAATATCTGTGGAATAGACCGTCCATCTGGCCGTTCCCAATTAATGCTTTGTCAAGTATTCCTTCTACTAATTTACCATCAACTATTCTTGTGTTCACAAACTCCTTGTCGTAATTGATATATGGTAAATATGATTTGTTGTAAGAAGAAGGCTTCCTTGATATATTAATATCCTCAAGTACGAAATTGATTATTTCTTTTCCAGTGTACATTGATTTATTAAAATTTAGTTTTTTTACAGGTAACTTACATCTGTAAAATAATTGCATTGCATTGAACTTATTCATTCTGTTCTCTTTCAATGACATCTTGTATGTTCCTATTAGCGAGTCTTGAAACTGACCTATCATAGGCTTACTCGTTTGTGAACTAATATAAACATGTTTTATGTTCATCTGTCTGCGAACTTCTGCTTTCGCTTGGACTGATTCAAGTATAATTAGATTCATAGTGTCTCCCACTATTATACCAGGTTCATTTAAGTATTTCCACTTAAAATCATTACCCTTTACGATACTACTCGTAAACACGCTCTCACGTGGGGTTAGACTGTACCTTAAGCCATCTCCAATTGATTAAATCTTCGTTGATGACCCACATCTTTGCAGTCGTTGAGACTTTGACTTATCCTATCATAATGGACTTAGTCAATAGCCTGCGGATTGCCCTATAACTATAAAATTATTACTCCTACCGATAATTAACCGGGGTTCCTTTATAAGTTTCCAAATAAAGGTAGTATTTATAGCCTTGAGGGGGTTCCAGCAACCAAATGTGTCGCACATAAGTTTATGTATTCATTTATTTCTCTTTTTATGTTATCTTTTATTTCATGTTCTTTTGTAAATAACTGTATCTTATCAATATGATCCGTTATTTGTTTTTTTAATATATTCGTACCTTTAGATATGTTGTCAAATCCTATCATCACACTAACATTATACCATCTAAAACAAACTTTTCGTTCTTCTTTGTTTGAAATATCAAAAGTATTTACTGGAATCACATGTTCTAAATGCCAAAGTGATCCGTGATTATATTTATTTATTTTGTCAGAATAGTTAAATTCTAACCATTTCTTAAATATGTTTTTATCACATCCTAGAATTTCTCCTGTTTCATCACTGTATACATTTTTATTTAATATATGACGCATTTTAGCTCTGATATTTACTAAAAATCTGAAACATTCGTCATTGACATATTTTTCTCTGTCTCGTTTGTTCCGTTGTTCTTTCTGTTCTTTTGTTGATTTTGTTCTTGTATTTCTCGTATATGTGTTGTAGCATTTTTTACATGAATTATGTGATACATTAAAATCAGATAATTTTTTTGAAATATTACAAATTCGGCAAACTTTATGTTCATTTGATGTTCTGTATTTGTTTCTTTTTTTTGTGATGTATTTTTTATAGATCAACAACAAACATTTTTTACAAGAATAACCAGATGAATTTTTATTGTAGTCGTCAACATTTTTCGATTCACCACAACTAGAACAAATGATTTTTTCATTGTTGTTTTTTTTATGTTCTAATTTATTTTTTCTGGTTTTTCTATATTTTTTTGCTTCACACGACATACAAGCAGATTTAACTGTAAATGATCTGAATTTACCCATAGATTTTTCTACATTACATTTAGAACATCTTTTTGTTTCACCTTGTTCGATTAACAGTTTTCGTTTGTGCATTCTTCTGCACTGATAACATTTTTCACTTTTTTTGGTGAAATATTTGAGTTTTTTTGTTTTGTGACAATCTTCACAAAACTTGTTCATTATTATATCAAGATATGTTGCATATTTAAATTGATATAAACTTATGTACTAGGGGATAACAATCTTTTCAGATTCCCCTGTTTTCGACAGAGACTGTTGCCTGTTTATCGAAATCAGCGTTATATAGAACGCAAGCTAGCACATTTATTCTTATGCTATTACCCTCTGCTTTAAAGAGGACCTTAACCTTGTGCGACCTAATACTAGGCAACATCAAAGTTGGTGCACGATTTATTAACACTAAATCTCCGTTAACTAAATCACGATGCACAATGTCTCCGACATCAATTCTAACATTCTTATTATTTGTTAAATATTTCCGGTATGCTTTGTTTTTCTTCAACACACTTATACAACCAGGATATTTCTCAGTACCATTCTTCTGATACATTCTAATCTTGTCTATGTTCTCAACTGTAACCAATTCTCTTATTTGAATTTTATGAGCCATGCCGACAGGAATTCCAACTTCATCTATTTCTAATGTTGGATCACATGTAATAACAGATCTAGCCATAAGCGTAGATCTACATCCTAATAAATCACCTCTAATACGTCCAGTTTTATTGGATGTTCTCTTTTGTATACTAACTAATTGCTGTCCTTTATTAGAAATAGTATGAGCTTTCACCGATTTACCTATAGTTGGATTTTTAAACATAGCATAATAATCAATCATTAATTTGTCAATCAGATCAATCACTATCGCATCCTTAATTTGAGCAAAACTTTTAATAATCTTGATACTACCCAGTTTTAATCTTATTTCATCATTCTTAAGAACAATATTTTTTAACAATGTCGTCAAATCATTATTAGTTGAACCCGCACCCTTAAACTTCTTAATATCAGGCCTAATTGTATTTGGCGCCACATGCATATACTCATTAATACATTTTGCAGGATGCTCCAAATGATTATAAAATCGTTTAACAATCTTGTCTGGAATACCTTTTAATATTCTTAAAATATCAAAATTCCAAATACGCCTACGATCACTCTTAGTAACTTCTTCATACAACACCATAGAAACTAACGCTTTGCCGTCAACTATCTTATATTTTGGAGTTCCACAATGCGTACACTCAGATTCTTTTCCCTTAATTGAAGTCGCATAAGCATCCAATGCTTTAGGACGCGGATTCGGAACTTTAACTCTCCGAGCACTCGTGTATAAATTACTACACTTGAAACAAATGACTTTTAACCATTTCTTAACATAATCCTCATAAATTGGATTTACCAACGGATAGACCAATTGCGTATAACCATGATGTCCTGGACAATGTTCTTTCCTGTTAGAACACGTTTTGCAAGTATTTTCATAATCTGTCACTCCCATATAAAGACTTCGAATATCATTATCACCGTAAGTGACTTCGACCGCTGCTCCCTTTTTACTTTCTTCTCCATCTAAAATATAAAATTCAACATTTTTCACATAAGTTTGAGTAAGATTGATTGACATTTTTTGTTTTTTGTATATGATAAACTTATATAATTCAAGTTTTATTTAAATCAGAAATTATTATATATTATATTATATCTTTTCAAAACGCTATGACTAAACTTTGTTTCAGTCTTCGCCTCCTCCATGTCCTTCGTCCTGACGTGGGGAGATATAAAGTCAGGCCTCTTTGTGTTCAGACTAACAGAGAGTTATCGACCCCCTTTGCGACGCGCGCATACAATAAAAAAATTATTATAGAACAATTAAACTCACAATCAAATTAACAATGTCCAAATAAAAATAATCCAACAACGCTTTTCTGTAACAGTTAAACGTATAATTATTAAACACGCAGTTTAATAATACGTCTTCTCTTAGTTTTTTATTTTTTGATAAATTCTTTGTTTTCAAAATGCAACGCCAGTTATTTATGAATGATAAACTTAATTTTTGATGTTTCGAAATAATACCCCATTTTATCAAATGCATAAAATTTTCAATTAAATCTTCGCTCAAATGTTGGTAATAACACACCAAATTCCAATTTAGCTTTTTCCAATGTTTCTCAATAGTTTTTTGATTCAGTTTCTGAAATTTACAAATTCTATTCCAATTTAACCGGTCTTCATATTTGTCAATAAACTTATCGCTCAACGTTTGAAATTCTGATATACACATCCAACATAAATTATATTTATTTGTACTCATAAAATATTCAGACATTGTATTAAACGTACCACAGCATCTGTGAATATTACCATAATGATAACATTTTTTTTTCATAATCAAATATAAATGTGATTATACAACACAATAATATATTCTGGAATGATTATTCAAATTATACAATAACCGTTTGTGTTATGTTTAAAAAAATTATAATGTTTTATAAAACTTGATGTCAGGTCTTTCATTACAGATACTTTTATGTTCAGTGATACATTCCAAAGGATGTGCTAAATGTCTATAAAATTTACGTACAGTGTTATCTGTGATTCCTTTAACTATTTTCAGAATTTTATGATTATTTATATTTCTGCGATGTGTTTCTGTTATTTCATATATGCTATTATCATTCATTATTTGATATTTTTTAGCAGCACAATACACGCAGTTAGTTTCTAATTCTTCGACAATTTTCACATAACTATTAAATGAATCAATGCTTGTATCAGACACTGGCACATTTTTGATATCTGTAAATAATTTACTACATTTAAAACAAATGATTTTTAACCATTGGATCAAATATTCTTTACGAATTGGAATTAACAACGGATATTTTAATTTGATAACATGCACAACAGGATACTCTGTCACACCCATATAAAAGCACGGGATATCACAATCCAGTATCTTTTTATTTTTTAATTCTTCAATGATTTTAACTGACATGATTTTAACTGACATGATTTGTTCAAATTATACAACAATCGTGAAAATTGATTTTACACAATAAACATCAATCAACTATGGGAAATACAATAGAAAGTCAACTTAATCGAGCTCATGCAAACCACCAAATTATATCTGATAAATATGAAAAATTATTAAAAGACAATAAAGAAAGACATCAAAAATATCAAAAAGATCAGGATCAATTACAGAATAAAATTAATGATGATAAAAAAGAACATGAACTCGCCCAAGACAAGTTAAATATGAAATTAAAAAACGACAATGCTCGGTTTAACTTAATATATCAAAATATGGAAGAAAAATTAGAAATGAAGAAAGAACTCATTGAAACTGTGGAAAAAGAAAAAGAGAGAATCAGAAAGGAATTTGAAACCAAGGCCCAAGATGACAAAAAATATCGTGAAAAAATAAAAAAAGAATTTGACGAAATAACTGAAGCAAAAACTGCTGAATTCAATTTAAAATTATCCAAAGAACAAAAAGAAAAAGAATCTATGTTGACCACAATGAATAATTTAAATAAAATCATTGAAGAAGAAAAAGATCCTAAGAATTTTGCTGGATTACAGAGAAAAAACTTTGACGAGTTCATTATAAAATTGGCAAAAAGCAGAGGAATATTTAATGATAAAAATTATGACAATATTAACATTGGAGTTGTTGGGTCAGTTTCTGTTGGTAAAACAAGTTTATTGCGCGTATTAACAGAAACCATCATAGGTACTGTTAACAAAGGCGAATCTACCCGTGATATTTCAAAATTATGTTCATTGAAATTAGACAACTCAACCAATGAATTTATCAGATCAAGTGACGACAATGATTTATATAAAAAATATAGATCAATAGAAAGTACAGAAACAACAGAAGGAATTACAGAAGATAACATTGAAATGAAAAACAAAGATTATAAAATAATCAATATTTGGGATACTCCAGGGTTACATGACAGAAAAGCATATTATACTCCTGAAGTTTTGAGTCATTTTAAATCTCTTGATTTAGTATTAGTAATGTACATTAATTCTCCAATGACAATATTAAATGTACTACTGACATTAAAAGCAATGTTGATCCCATTTATATTGGTTAAAAGTAAAATTGATATCAATGACAGCGGATTTGACGCATTTGAAGACGAAGAAAGCTCGCTTGACGAGACTATTGAAAAAGATGTCCAAGAATTAGAACAATATTTAGGTTACACAGAAGTTATTTACAAAATATCTTCTACAAACACATACAAAAATAAAATCTGGAAGTTAAAAGGAATGATGAACACAGTTGAAGATTATGATTGGAAAACTATTGTCGACATAATTAAAAACACAAAATAAGAAATTATTATTTTTTTCATTGAAATAAAAATTGAATATATAACAACATACAATCACATTATGTCAAATACTAAAAATATGCTTAAATCTGTCAACAAAAACAATTTTAACAAAAATAATTTTAACAGAGACCTAAAAGTCGAAAATAAATGCAAAGAAAAATACATTATTAAAATATTGATCGGAGATACATTTCAAAAATTTGAAGCACCTAAAACACTAACTTCGATGATAAAAATGTGTTCACGCGGCGAAGGCGAAACAAATAAATTTTATTATTATGATGATTCTGATATCATTGCAATCACAAACCAAAAACAATGGAAAATTTATTTGAAATATGACATAAATATTATCAAAACTTTATATTGGGAACATCCAAAATGTAAAACAGAATAGAAATTGTATATTTTTTCTTACATAACATATAAATACAATAAAATGAGCACGCTTACAAACATAGTTAGAGTTGTGATAGCAATCATAATAGTTTTGTTGATTATAAACATTGTTTTCAGAAAACCAGAAGAATCATGCGCATCCAAAATAAAAAAAGTTATTGACAATAAACGCAAATTAATAATCAAATCAAATAAATTGACAGCAGAAATAAAATTCACTGGAGCCAAATTAAAACAATCAAAGAAAAACTTAGATGACATGAAATTGAACTCCAAGAATCAAATTACATCACTGGAAAATCAAATCAAATCATGCAATACTAAATTTATATTCTATCCCAATGTTGACTCCAATGGAGAAGATATTAGAAACGTTGGAAATAAAACTATATTAGAATTAAAAAATGCATGCGTCAGAGATCCTAACTGCATTGCTTTTAATACCGATGGATGGTTAAAATCTAAAATAAAAACACCTACTAAATGGGGTATACGTCCAGGTAACAAATATTCGGGATTATATATAAAAGAAGACAACGCACCAATATCTCCTGATAGATTATATGTTAAAATATCAGGACACGATTCAAATGGAGGCGACATTGGAAATTATAAAACTCGATACCATAACATTAAAAATTATGGGTTGCTGTGTGTCAGAGGAAAAATGAAAACAAAGTGTAAAGGGTTCAATTCAGCTGGATGGTTCAAAAAATCTATTACGGATGCCTCCAATTTTACCAAAGTTGCTCATGATTTATATATACGATTGCCTTATGTTCCATCTGATATCAATAAAGTATCACCCCGCGAATTAGTTGTGTTCTAATTTTTGTGTCATATCACAAAATTGAATTGTTTTAACATAATACTAATATGTTGAACCATTTAATGTATGATCTTTGTAATATTGTGTATTCATACATTCCATTTCACTTCAATAAAATTTATGCAAATATTGATTTTTTTTGTACATAAAAATTGAATTAATTTAACATGATATGTTGGACCACTTAATACCTGATCTCTGTAATATTGTATATTCATATATTCCATTGCAATTTGATAAAATTTATGAATTGATTGATGCTAAAAATATAACAACATTAAAATTGTTTTTCGATAACCACCATAATTTTAATTCATATTTGAGTCCACCCACAAACACCAATTCACTTAATTTATTGTATATTTCTGATAAAAAACTCTACAAAGACATATATTTGGCTAACATAATTTTGTTATATTCTTCACAAAAAAAATTTTATCAAGGAATTGTATTTGCAATTAAATATGGTGCATATATTAATATAAAAAATAATATAGGAAACACTGCTTTGTATTGGGCAGCTTATAACGGACATACAGACAGTGTAAAATTACTGTTAGAACACAAAGCCGATCCAAATACACTTGATAATAACAAAGATACTGCTTTAATATGTGCAGCATGTATAGGACATCCAAACTGTGTAAAATTACTGTTAGAACATAAAGCTGACCCGAATATACTAGATGACAACAAAAATACTGCTTTAATATGTGCAGCAAATCGTGGATATTCAAAATGCGTAAAATTATTGTTAGAACATAAAGCTGACCCAAATATACAAGATTATTACGGAAAAACTGCTTTATCATGGGCAGCTTATCATGGATATTCAAAATGCGTAAAATTACTGTTAGAACATAAAGCTGACCAGAATATACTAGATGACAACAAAAATACTGCTTTAACATTGGCAGCTTATCATGGATATTCAAAATGCGTAAAATTATTGTTAGAACATAAAGCTGACCCAAATATACAAGATGATGATATGAATACTGCTTTACATTGGGCAGCTTGTCGTGGAAATATAAACTGTGTGAAATTACTGTTAGAACACAAAGTTGATCCAAATATAAAAGATTGTGGAGAAAAAACTACATTGATGTGGGCAGTTTATAATGAATATCCTAAATGTGTAAAATTACTGTTAGAATATAAGGCTAATCCAAATTTATGAAAGAATATTAATTTTTTTGTGCGCAAAAATTGAATAATATCAGTATAACATCAATATGTTGGACCATTTAATATCAGATTTATGTAATATCGTATATGAATATATGATACCATTTCGCTTCAATAAGATTTATGAATTACTTAAAACAAAAAATATACCAGCATTAAAATTATTTTTCAATAATCACCACAATTTGGATCTATGTTTGAGATCACTCACAAATAACAATTTAATTAATTACATATATTTTTGTAATATGAAAAACTGCAGAGATATGCATTTGGCAAATATAATTTTATTATTTTCTTCACGAAATAATTTCCGTGCAGGGATTAAATTCACAATTAAACTTGGTGCAGATATTAACATTAAAAATAAAACAGGAGAAACTCCTTTATCATTTGCTTCTCATCATAGATATCCTAAATGTGTCGAATTATTGTTAGAACATAAAGCTGATCCAAATATACAAGATAATAAAAAAAACACTGCTTTAATATGGGCGGCTTATCGTGGAAATATAAACTGTGTAAAATTACTGTTAGAACATAAAGCTGATCCAAATATACAAGATGACAGAAAAGATACGGCGTTGATGTGGGCAGCTTATCAAGGACATATAAATTGTATGAGATTATTATTAGAACATAAAGCTGATCCAAATATACAAGATAATAAAGGAAGAACTGCTTTATATTGGACTAAATTTTATGATCATTCAAAATGTATGAAATTATTATTAGAATGCAAAGCTGATGGTGATTCGTAAAAATATTAATTTTTTTGTGCACAAAAATTGAATAATTTTAATATAACATCAATATGTTAGATTATTTAATACCAGATCTGTGTGATATTGTATATTCATACATTCCATTTAACATCTCTGATATTCATGAATTGCTTGACGCAAAAAACACAACAACATTAAAATGGGTTTACAATAATCATCATAATTTTTATTTGTACAGTCATAATCGTATGTTTATAGGCGGCATACATATTTCCAAACTAAAACGCACAGATAAATATTTGTCAAACATAATTTTGTTGTATTCTTCGCAAATAAATTTTTATCAAGGGATTGAATTTGCAATTAAATATAAAGCCGATCCAAATATACTAGATGATAACAAAAATACTGCTTTAATATTGGCAGCTTATCGTGGATATTCAAAATGCGTAAAATTGCTGTTAGAATATAAAGCTGATCCAAATATACTAGATGATAACAAAAATACTGCTTTAATATTGGCAGCTTATTATGAACATGCAGACTGTATAAAACTATTATTGGAACATAAAGCTGATCCAAATATACAAAATAATGATGGAAAAACTGCTTTAATATTGTCGGCTCGTTATGAACATACAAAATGCGTAAAATTGCTGTTAGAATATAAAGCTGATCCAAATATACTAGATAATAATAAAAACACTGCTTTAATATTAGCAGCTTATCATGAACATGCAGACTGTATAAAACTATTGTTGGAACATAAAGCTGATCCAAATGTACAAAATAATTATGGAAACACCGCTTTATATTGGTCTTCTCGTTATGGATATTTAAATTGTATAAAGAGTTTGATAAATCATAAAGCTGATCCAAATATAAAAAATAATAATGGAAACACAGCATTAATACATGCTTCTCGTCACAGTCATCCAAATTGCGTAATGTTTCTGTTAGAATACAAAGCCAATCCAAATATAAAAAATAATAATGACCACACTGCGTTGTATTTGGCTATTTATTATAGAAATAAAACTTGTGTAAAATTAATATTGAAATATAAAAAATATTCAAATTTATGCAAATATTGATTTTTTTGTACATAAAAATTGAATTAATTTAACATGATATGTTGGACCACTTAATACCTGATCTCTGTAATATTGTATATTCATATATTTCATTACGTTTTGATAAAATTTATGAATTGTTTGACACTAAAAATATAACAGCATTAAAATTGTTTTTCAATAACCATCACAATTTTAATTCATATTTAAGTTTACCCACAAACAACAATTTACTCGATTTATTATATATTTCTAATAAAAAACACATCAGAGACGTATATTTAGCCAATATTATTTTGTTATATTCTTCACAAAATAATTTTTATCAAGGAATTGTATTTGCAATTAAATATGGTGCATATATTAATATTAAAAATAATATCGGAAGAACTGCTTTGTATAGTGCAGCTTGTTACGGACATACAGACAGTGTAAAATTACTGTTAAAATATAAAGCTGATCCAAATATATTAGATAATGACAAAGACAATGCTTTATCATGGGCAGCTTTCTTTGGACATATAAACTGTTTAAAATTACTGTTAGAATATAAAGCTGATTTAAATATACGAGATAAGCGTGGAAACACTGCTTTATATTGGGCAGCTTGTCGTGGAAATATAAACTGTATAAAATTACTGTTAGAATATAAAGCTGATCCAAATATACAAAACAATGAAGGAAAAACTGCTTTACATTGGGCAGCTCGTCAAGAAAATCCAAACTGTGTGAAATTACTGTTAGAACATAAAGCTGATCCAAATATACAAGATAATATCGGAAGAACTGCTTTATATTGGGCAACTTGTAATGGGTATTCAGACTGCGTAAAATTGTTATCATAACATAAAGCCCATTTAAATTTCTTAAAATATTGATTTTTTTTACGTACAAAAATTGAATAATATTAATATAATATGTTGGACTATTTAATACCAGATTTATGTAATATTGTATATTCATATATTCCATTGCGATTTGATAAAATTTATGAATTGATTGATGCTGAAAATGTGACAACATTAAAATTGTTTTTCGATAACCACCATAATTATGATCTATATTTGAGTCCACCCACATGCAACTATTCACTCAATTTATTGTATATTTCTAATAAAAAAAACTACAGAGATATATGTTTGGCTAATATAATTTTATTGCATTCTTCGCGAGAAAATTTTTATCAAGGGATTGAATTTGCAATTAAATATGGTGCAAATGTTAACATTGAAAATAAAACAGGAGAAACTGCTTTGTCATTGGCTTCTCGGTTTGAATGTATAAACTGTGTAAAATTACTATTAGAACATAAAGCGAATCCAAATATACAAGATAATAAAAAAGACACTGCGTTGGCATGGGCAGCTTATAACGGAAATATATACTGTGTAAAATTACTATTAGAACACAAAGCTGACCCAAATATAAAAGACGTTAGCGGACAAATAGCTTTATATTGGGCAGCTTATAATGGATATACAGACTGTGTAGAATTAATGTTAGAACATAAAGCTGACCCAAATATACAAGATCATCACGGAAGAACTGCTTTGAATATAGCTTCTATTAATGGATATCCAAACTGTGTAAAATTATTATTAAAATACAAAGCTGATCCAAATATACAAGATGATAACAAAAATACTGCTTTGCACAGCGCTTCTATTTATGGATATCCAAACTGTGTAAAATTACTGTTAGAACATAAAGCTGATCCAAATATACAAGATGATGACGAAAGAACTGCTTTGAATATAGCTTCTATTTATGGATATCCAAACTGTGTAAAATTACTGTTAGAACATAAAGCTGATCCAAATATACAAGATGATGACGAAAGAACTGCTTTGCACTGCGCTTCTCACAATGGATGTATAAACTGTGTAGAATTATTATTAAAATACAAAGCTGATCCAAATATACAAGATGATAACAAAAATACTGCTTTGAATATAGCTTCTATTTATGGATATCCAAACTGTGTAAAATTACTGTTAGAACATAAAGCTGATCCAAATTTATGCAAATATTAATTTTTTATGCACAAAAATTGAATTACGTTAATGTATAATATGTTGGACCATTTAATATCAGATTTATGTAATATCGTATATTCATACATTCCATTCCACTTCGGTAAAATTTATGAATTACTTGGTAATAAAAATATAACAACATTAAAATTATTTTTCGATAATCACCATAATTTTAATTCATATTTAAGTTTACCGACAGTTGACTATTCACTTAATTATTTGTATGTTTCTAACAAAAAAATATACAGAGATATATGTTTGGCCAATATAATTTTGTTACATTCTTCACAGAGAAATTTCTGTGCAGGGATTAAATTAGCAATTCAGTACGGCGCAGATGTTAACATTAAAAATAAAACAGGAGAAACTGCTTTATATATTGCTTCTCGTTTTAAATATCTACAATGTGTAAAATTACTGTTGAAATATAAAGCTGATCCAAATATACAAGATTATAGAAAAGACACTGCCTTAGCATGGGCAGCTTATAAGGGAAATATAGACTGTGTAAAATTACTTTTAGAACACAAAGCTGATCCAAATATAAAAGATAAATACGGAAAAATTGCTTTGCACTGTGCAGCGAATTACAAACATACAGACTGTTTAGAATTACTTTTAGAATATAAATCTGATCTAAATATACAAGATATTAACGGAAGAACTGCTTTATATCTGGCTTCTCGGACTGGAAATCCAAACTGTGTGAAATTACTTTTAGAATATAAAGTTGACCCAAATATACAAGATGATGATGGAAACACAGCTTTGCACTGCGCTTCTCACAATGGATGTATAAACTGTGTAGAATTATTATTAAAATACAAAGCTGATCCAAATATAAAAACCAATGACGGAAGAACTGCTATACATTGGGCTTCTTGTAATAACTATCTAAACTGTGTCAAATTACTGTCAGAGCATAAAGCAAATTCTTAAAATATTAATTTTTTGACACATCAAAATTGAATTACGTTAATGTATAATATGTTGGACCATTTAATATCAGATCTCTGTAATATTGTATATTCATATATTTCATTACGTTTTGATAAAATTTATGAATTGCTTGATGCAAAAAATATAACAACGTTAAAATTATTTTTCGATAATCACCATAATTTTGATTCATATTTAAGTTTACCGACAAATAACTATTTACTTAATTATTTGTATATTTCTAATAAAAAAAACTACAGAGATATATGTTTGGCTAATATAATTTTGTTATATTCTTCACAAAAAAAAATTTATCAAGGAATTGAATTTGCAATTCAGTACGGCGCAGATGTTAACATTAAAAATAAAACAGGAGAAACTGCTTTATATCTGACTTCTCGTTTTGAATATCTACAATGTGTAAAATTACTTTTAGTACATAAATCTGACCCAAATATACCAGATAATAGAAAAGACACTGCTTTGTCATGGGCAGCCTATCATGGAAATATAATCTGTGTAAAATTACTTTTAGATCATAAAGCTGATCCAAATATACGAGATAGATATGGAAAAACTGCTTTATATTGGGCAGCTTATAATAAACATTCATACTGCGTAGAATTACTGTTAGAGCACAAAGCTGACCCAAATATTCAAAGTAATAACGGAAGAACATCTTTGCATGGCGCTTCTTATAATGGAAATATAAACTGTATGAAATTACTGTTAAAATATAAAGCTGATCCAAATATACAAGATAATGACGGACATATTACTTTGTATTGGGCTTCTCGTTTTAAACATATTAAATGCGTAAAATTACTGTTAGAACATAAAGCTGATCCAAATTTATGCAAATATTAATTTTTTATGCACAAAAATTGAATAATATTAGTATTATATGTTGGACCATTTAATACTGGATCTCTGTAATATAGTATATTCATATATTCCATTACGTTTTGATAAAATTTATGAATTGATTGATGCTGAAAATATAACAACATTAAAATTATTTTTCAATAATCACCATAATTATGATTCATATTTAAGTCCATCCACAAACAACAATTCACTCAATTTATTATATATTTCTAATAAAAAACACATCAGAGACGTATATTTAGCCAATATAATTTTATTGTATTCTTCGCAAGAAAATTTTTATCAAGGAATTGAATTCGCAATTCAGCACGATGCAGATATTAATATACAAAATAATAAAGGAAAAACCGCTTTGTCATTGGCTTCTCGTTTTGAATGTCCACAATGTGTAAAATTACTGTTGGAATATAAAGCTGATCCAAATATACTTGATGAATACAAAGACACTGCTTTGGCATGGGCAGCTTATAACGGAAATATATACTGTGTAAAATTACTGTTAGAATATAAAGCTAACCCAAATATACAATATATTAAAGGAGAAACTGCTTTAATGTGGGCTTCTCATTATGGACATTCAAACTGTATAAAATTACTGTTAGAACATAACGCTGGTTCAAATATACAAGATACTGGAGGAGAAACTGCTTTGCATAGGGCTTCTAATTATGGAAATTCAAACTGTATAAAATTATTGTTAGAACATAAAGCTGATCCAAATATACAAGATAATGACGGAAAAACTGCTTTGCATAGGGCTTCTTTAAATGGACATACAGACAGTATAAAATTATTATTAGAACATAAAGCTGATCCAAATATACAAGATACATTCGGAAACACCGCTTTAACATTGGCTTCTCGTTCTGAATATCTAAAATGCGTTAAATTACTGTTAGAACATAAAACTGATACAAATTGCTTATAATATTAATTTTTTGTGCATCAAAATTGAATAATATCAGTATAACATCAATATGTTGGACCATTTAATTCATGATTTATGTAATATTGCATATTCATACATTCCATTTCACTTCGATAATATTTATGAATTGATTGATGCTGAAAATATCACAGCATTAAAATTATTTTTCAATAACCACCATAATTTTAATTCATATTTAAGTTTACCGACAGATAACTATCTACTTAATTATTTGTATATTTCTAATAAAAAAAACTACAGAGATACGTGTTTGGCCAATATAATTTTATTGTATTCTTCACAAAAAAATTTTCATCAAGGAATTAAATTTGCAATTCAGTGCGGCGTAGATGTTAACATTAAAGATAATATGGGACAAACTGCTCTGTCATTGGCTTCTATTAATGGATATTCAGACTGTGTAAAATTACTATTAGAACATAAAGCTGATCCAAATATACCAGATCATAGAAAAAACACTGCCATAGCATGGGCAGCTTATAATGGACGTACAAAATGTGTAGAATCATTGTTAGAGCACAAAGCTGATCCAAATATTCAAAATAATATAAAAAACACTGCTTTGCATAGCGCTTATTATTATGGATATCCAGACTGTGTAAAATTGCTGTTAGAACATAAAGCTGATCTAAATATACCAGATAATGACGGACAAACTGTTTTAATATTGGTAGTTGATAACGGATATCCAGACTGTGTGAAATTACTGTTAGAATATAAAGCAGATCCAAATATAACAGATGAAGACGGAAAAACTGTTTTATATTGGGCTTTTCGTAATAACCCAAAATTCGTAAAATTATTATTAGAACATAAAACTCATTTAAATTCATAAAAATATTGATTTTTTTTGCTCATCAAAATTGAATAATTATAATGTCATATTAACATATATAATATGTTGGACCATTTAATACCAGATCTGTGTAATATTGTATATTCATACATTCCATTTTACACCTCTGACATTCATGAATTGCTTGACGCAAAAAATACAACAACATTAGAATGGATTTTCAATAATCATCATAATTTTTATTTGTACATTAATGATTCTATATTTGAAAACAGATATGTTAACAACCTAAAACATACAGATATATATTTGCCAAACATTATTTTGTTGTATTCTTCACAAATAAAATTTTATCAAGGGGTTGAATCATCAATTAAATATGGTGCAGATATTAATATTAAAAATAATAAAGGAGAAACTGTTTTATCATTGACTTCTCATTTTGGATATCTAAAATGTGTGAAATTATTATTAGAACATAAAGCTGACCCGAACATACAAGATAATAGAAAAGACACTGCGTTGGCATGTGCAGCTTATAACGGAAATATAAACTGTGTAAAATTACTGTTAGAACACAAAGCTAATCCAAATATACAAGACAACAGAGGAAAAACTGCTTTAAATTGGACCGCTATTAAAGGACATGCAAACTGTGTAAAATTACTGTTAGAACATAAAGCTGAGCCAAATATACAAGATAATTGCGGACAAACGGCTTTGATATTTGCAGCTTATGCTGGACATGCAAACTGTGTAAAATTACTGTTAGAACATGAAGCTGATCCAAATATACAAGATGATGGCGGAGACACGGCTTTATATTGGGCTTCTAAAAAAAGAAATAAAAAGTGTGTAAAATTACTGTTAGAACATGACTACTCTAGAAAAGAATATTAATTTTTTGACAAACAAAAATTGAATAATATTAACATTATATGTTGGACCATTTAATATATGATCTCTGTAATATTGTATATTCATACGTACCATTTCGCGCTGATAAAATTTATGAATTGCTTGATACAAAAAACGTAACAACGTTAAAATTATTTTTCAACAATTATTATGATTTTAATTCACATTTAATCTCACTAGAAATATTAAATTCACTTGGTTACATGTATAATTCTTATAAAAAAAAATACACAGATATATATTTGGCCAATGCAATTTTGTTATATTCTTCACAAAAAAAATTTTATCAAGGAATTAAATTTGCAATTAAATATGGTGCAGATATTAATATAAAAAATAATATCGAAAGAACTGCTTTATATTGGGCTTCTCGTAAAGGATATACAAACTGTGTGAAATTATTGTTAGAACATAAAGCTGACCCAAATATACAAGATTATGACGGAAACACTGCTTTAATATTGGCAGCTTATAATGGACGTCCAAACTGTGTAAAAATAATGTTAGAACATAAAGCTGACCCAAATATACAAGATCATTATGGAAACACAGCTTTATTATTGGCAGCTTATGATGGACGTCCAAACTGTGTAAAAATACTGTTAGAATATAAAGCTGATCCAAATATACAAGATAATGACGGAAACACTGCTTTATATTGGGCTTCTCGTAAAGGATATACAAACTGTGTGAAATTATTGTTAGAACATAAAGCTGACCCAAATATACAATATAATGACGGAAACACTGCTTTATATTGGGCTTCTCATAAAGGATATACAAACTGTGTGAAATTACTGTTAGAACATAAAGCCGACACAAATATAACAGATTATTACGGACGAACTGCTCTGTATTGGGCTACTCATAGGAAACATAAATCCTGTGCGGAATTATTATCTGAATATTCTTAAAATATAGATTTTTTTACGCATCAAAATTGAATAATATTAACATTATATGTTGGACCATTTAATAAAGGATCTTTGTAATATCGTATATTCATACGTTCCATTATACTTCGATAAAATTTATGAATTACTTGACTCCAAAAACATAGCAATATTAAAATTGCTTTTCAATAATCACCATAATTTTAATTCATATTTGAGTTTACCAACAAATAACAATTTATTTGCTCAATTGTATGTTTCCAATAAAAAAATATATAGAGGCACATATTTGGCTAATTTAAGTTTATTATATTTTTCACAAAAAAATTTCTATCAAGGGATTGAATTGGCAATTAAACATTGTGCTGATGTCAATATTAAAACTAAAACAAAAGAAACTGCATTATCATGGGCAACATACAAAGGACATTCAAAATGTGCGGAATTACTGTTAAAACATAAAGCTGATCCAAATATACAAGAAACTGATGGAACAACTGCTCTGATATGGGCAACACGCAGAAGACATGAAAACTGTGTAAAATTACTGTTAGAATATAAAGCTGATCCAAATATACAAGATAATGACGGAACAACTGCTTTACATAAGGCAGTTTATTACGGACATACAAACTGTGTAAAATTACTGTTAGAACATAAAGCTGATCCAAATATACAAGATAATGATGGAATAACTGCTTTAAATAGGACAGTTTATTACGGACATACAAACTGTGCAAAATTACTGTTAGAACATAAAGCTGATCCAAATATACAAAATATTTATGGAAAAACTGCTCTGATATGGGCAACACGCAAAAGACATGAAAACTGTGTAAAATTACTGTTAGAATATAAAGCTGATCCAAATATACAAGAAACTGATGGAACAACTGCTCTGATATGGGCAACATGCAAAGAAAATACAAACTGTATGAAATTATTATTAGAATATGGAGCCAATACAGACACACAAGACAATCAAGGAAAAACTGCTTTATTATATTCTTCTCGTAATGGACATACAAACTGTGTGAAATTACTGTTGGAACATAAAGCTGATCCAAATATATAAGATAATTACGGAACAACTGCTTTACATAGTGCAGTTTATTACGGACATACAAACTGTGTAAAATTAATGTCAGAACATTTAAATTAGTAAAACAACATATTTTTTGTTAATATAAAGTTAATCACATATTCTATCGAGAAATACGATGATTTTCGGCTGCAACAATTTCTAAATGGCCAATAATAAAAAAATATTAGTAACACATATCTTCAGCCAATGCAACAAGGATGCACCATTTTATAATTATTTGTAACATACCTGTAATAACAATTGTCAGTAATGAACAATACCAAATTTGCCTAAGAAATGACAGAAAAGATATTGTAATTGTGACCCATGTCAAAACATCAAAACAAAGTTTAAAATTGTCAAAGTACCTTTTGTGTATTTCACAGATAACCCAACTAAACAAAAATATATTGTATAATTGTACAAATAATGATAATGACCATGATATTACAGAGCATGTTGTGCTATTATATAAATAATATGTTGTCAATATCATTGTCATTGTTATAATTGACACCATTACTTTGCATGTGTTAATTTTTGTTTTATTGATCATTTTTGTTTTATTGATCACATTAAATTCAAATTCTGTATAATTTGAATTTATCATTATTATAATTAATTATGTCAGAAAATAAATCAAATCAACTCTCACGAAATATAATTTACAAAAATGACAATTATGCGATTGATATGCTCATAGGACACGATGATATTATAACATGGTGTAATCGGGAAGGAGTGTTAACAATAAAACACCCCGATGTAACATACACACATACAACAAAACCCAATGAAAAACTTTTTGCAGTTTCAATATCTAAAGAATATGATATAATCGCTATTGGAGGAGAACAAAACAAACTAATATTTTTAGATTTATATGGTCGTTTTATAACAGAGTTCAATACAGGATTTGTTATAAGAAATATTAAATTCATTGGAAACAATGTTATTGTTTCTGGTCGACATGGAAGCATTATTGTTTATGATTTCTTAAATTTCAAATTATTAAAAACACTGACTGAACATAAAGGAACTGTTTATGGCATTGCGAACGATGAAAATATATTAATAACTTGTGATATAAATGGATTTATTGTATTTTGGGATGTAAATACATTTGAAAAGAAAATATCTGTCCGATTAACACATGGAAGACTATGGGACGTTATAATAAACAAAAAACACAAATCAGCAATATTTGCTTCAAACAATAAATCTTGCATTATTATAAAATACGATGAATATTATAAAATATTAAAACAAACTATGATATCAACAGGCGAATATAGTTGTTATGGTATATGTACATTCGGCGATTTAATATTTTGTTGTACCTTGGACGGAATTATATTTACAATAAATATATTAAATAACACAGCTCAGATAATTTACAAAACAGATTTTGTAAAAGACAAGGACAAGAAGAGTATGTGGTTATCTGATATTATTATACATAAAAATAAATTGTACACATGCGATTCATACGGCAGTATTTGTTGTTATTCCGGCGGAATTACAGATGAATTGAATGTTAAAAAGAAAAAAACTATAAAAAAAACTATTTGTGGCGAAGTCAACTGTGATATTGGAAAAATCATATTTAATTACATGTTTATTATGGATTGACCATTGTTTTTTTATCTTCATACAATATTTTATAACCGTATTGTTTATTTTCTTTGCGTCGACAACAGCATGTACAGCATCTGTAAAATGCATATAACATACATATGAACATAAGTCCTACTACCACCAATGCAACAACATTTATTATTGTTTGATTTGTTTCTTCTGCTTCACAATCTCCGATTATGCAGAAAGCAGCGCACGATTGCACTAATAACGCTATTATTAATATTGCTGATATTTTCATTTTCTCTGATATTATCAAATTATTTTATGTATATTGTATAAACTTTCGCATTATTCAATTTTCTCATTTTAATTTTTTCTTACATTTTTTCAAATTGTCCCTTAATTTGCCAACTTTATTTTCAGTTTGTTTTTTCAAATCACTCAAATGCTTCTCAGCTTCTCCATACGATTTACTGTTAGTATCAATGACGAGTTGTTTATTATTTATTTCGTCTAATAATTCGCGCGATTTAATATTATTTGTTACAAGGTCCAATTTACACTGTTCTAACTTTTCTCGAGGTGACGACGTTTGTTTTTCAACGAAAATATATCCCCTAAAAATATATAAAAGTACTACAATCAGTAGTACTAGACAAACAATAATTACAAGCGTCATCACGGAAATACAATTACTTGTCGTTGATTTCTCTGGCATACCTTCTTTAACTTTGTTTAATTCGTTCATTATACAACAATAAATAATCTTTTTTAAAAATAAGAGCCTATTATATATTACAATTATGAAAGAAATCGAAACTGCAGAAGATTATATTAGCATAGTCGAAGGTGTCAAAACTGAATTGGTTTTAATTGATTATTACGCTTCTTGGTGCCGCCCCTGCAAAAAACTAGCGAAATATTTAAACAACATTGAATCAGAATACAAATCAGTAGTATTTTACAAATTAGACATAGAAGAGTTAGAAGACGATCTAAAAGAAGATACATTACCAGACAATTTTCCAACTGTCAGCATAATAAAAAAAGGAAAATTACTTGTTGAATTTAAATTTGGAAAAAAGAGAAATTGGACAATTATAGCAACAGCATTAGATAAGTTATGCAAATGATTACACAAAAAACAATTTTCATCAATGCGATATTGATAATATACAGTATTATGTTTACTGTTACAATACCGTTAACATATGCGTCAATCAAAGATTGGTTTCCCAATTTTAAAATTAATAAAAAGAAAACAAAAATACAATTAAATCAAATAACAAAGAATGTATTATTCAATGAAATATTTATCACTATGCCAGTCCTTTGGTTGGTCAGTGGATATGTAAGTTGCGAATATAATGGAAAAATTGATATAATTTATCAGACAATATTTATGATTTTAGTTGCTGAAACATGGTTTTATCATATACACAAAATATTCCACAGCAACAAATATTTGTATAAGTTAATACACAAATATCATCATCAATGGCATAATCCCATTGCGTTATCAGCAACCGATTCTCATCCTATTGAACATGCTTTTGCAAATACACTGTCATTATCTCTTGGAATAATAATGGTACGTTGTAACGTGATCTTGTTTTGGATGATGGTTGGATTTTCTACCATAAATTCATCTATAGTTCACAGTGGATATTACTTCCCTTTGATGTCTTGTCCAATAGATCATGATTATCATCATTCAAAAAATAAAAACAAATATTATGGCATGATAGGAATATTTGATAAAATTTATGGCACGAATATAGATAACATGGAATATTTCATAACAAAAGAAAATCCATGGAATAAAATACCATATGTTAAAAAAACCGGAATAAACACCGAGTTCATGAGATATATAACAATAAAAAACTTAATGATACTTTACATTTTGTTTGGTAAGTTTGATTATTACCAGTCTTGATGCTTATAATATTATATTGTCTTCTAATTTCATAATAATTTTTTCAGTGACATCACAATTATTTTCTTCGTATCGTTTCCTGTCAGAATTTATAATTGATCCAAATATTTTGTTAATGTTTTCAAATGCAAATTTAGTTTCTGTGTCGACTTTCATGTTTATAATTCTGTAAACTTTTATCAACAATATTGTTCTTTCCAACAAAGACAATACATTTTTCCATTTGTCGTCACAAAATTCTTTGTGTGATGATTCAGGTTTCATAATTTCTTTTTTTAAACTAACCACAGTTTTCAAATAATTGCGATAATATCCGATTGAATTAGGATCAATAATTAATGTAAATCTATTAATAACAGAGTGCAACATATTTATATCCTTGTTTGATGTTTTATTATCACATAATTGTTCATACAATCCTTTTATGTTTTTAATGTCACATGTCACAAAGGTTTTATTTCTATTTGACACATTATTTTTTATGTATAAATTTAAACATTCAATCATTTTCTTGATTACTGATAATCGATTCTTATCAGTTGTGAAATTTTTTAATTCAATAAATTTAGCCAACCAATATTCTTCATAGGTTTCTGATGTTTTGATTTCAGTTTTTTCTTGTAATTTGTTATATGCAGATGACATGGTTTTATTATTTTGGATATAAGATTAATAATATGTATCATTTCAATTTTCGCATATAATTGTGATTTCAACATAGAATTTGAAGAACATATTGACATTTATATATAATTATGACAGAACGAAAAGTAGAAAAAGATGTGCAACAACTATCATCAATAGACTCTATCAGGGTTAATCCTGCGAGATATATTGGGGGTACAAGTATTGCCGAATATAAAGAACATTTAATATTAAATGGAAAAGTTCATGAATGTAAAATTGGAGCAATACCATCATTGTTAAAATGTTTTGATGAAGTTTTAGTCAATGCAATTGACCAACATACTAAACATCCAACTAAAGTTACTACAATTAACATTACTGTCAAAAAAATAACAAAAAATAAAATGGAAATATCAATTAAAAACGATGGACCTGGTATACCAATAATAAAAGTTAAAATATTAGATGGAAGAGAAGTTTATTTAGTTGAAAAATGTTTTGGAGAGGCAAATGCGGGATCAAATGTTGATAACAGTAACAAGTTAAGAGAAACAGGAGGAATTAATGGCGTTGGATCAACCTGTGTTAATATTCATTCTGAAAGATTTACTGTTACCACGGTCAGTGGTATATATAAATATGTCCAAGTATTTTCTGATATGAGAAGAACTGTTGGAAAACCGATTATTACTAAAACTAAAGAAAAAGAGTATACCATGGTGTCATTTATACCATCATCTAATACATTCAGCGATTATGGATCAACAGAAAACTTTGCCAAGTATGACTTATGGTTTCTTAATCGAGCAATACAAACTGCAGTATTTACAGGAATAACAGTAACATATAATGGAAATAAATTATGTAATGATTTTGATAAATTTGCTGATTTATATTGTAAAAAATCAATTAAATTTAAAATCTGTGCCAAAGTTAATAAAAAAATGAGTAATGAGCGCAATGATTATAAATTAACTGATAAACGCTATGTTTGGAACGTTGCATTATTAGCAAATCCAAATATTAAGTTTTCGATCATAAACGGAATAATTGTAAAGAAAGGAACTCATATGAATATGTTAATGAATCAGGTTGTTGGTTATTATTTAAAAACCAAGGCATCAAAATTATTTGAAGGATTGACTCCGAAAGAAATTAAGAGAAATTTCGGTATAATAATACGTGGATATGTTCCAGCGCCAGAGTTTGATTCTCAAACTAAAGAACGAATGACAAACCCCAAGAAAGAATTTGAACTGTTTGTGATACAGAACAAACATTTACAATATGTTGTCAAAATTGTTCACATAAACATACGTAACAGTAAGTCAACAGGAAAATCAGGAAAACGAAAAAATAAGAAAATTTCCAATAGCAGACGTTATGAAAAAGCTAGAAAATCTGGCAAACGAAATGGACATAAATGTACATTGTACGTATTTGAAGGAAATTCTGCGGAAGTTACTGGGAGAGATATGATAAAACAATTTGATAATTGTTTCAATTATAGTGGAATATTTAATTTACGCGGAGTTCCAATAAATGTGCGAAAAAACATTAAAAATAACATATTTAAAGAAAAACTTAACCAATCTGAAACATTTAATATGTTGATTGATATTTTAGATTTGGATGTCAGATGCACATATGAAAAAGATGCTGACGCAAAGAAACTAAATTACGGAAAAATAGTGGTAATTACAGATCAGGATGAAGATGGCAAAGGTCATATATTCGGATTATTCTTAGATATATTTATGAGGTTATTCCCTGGTTTAGTAAAACGTGGATTTATATGCAGATTAAATACACCAATTATAAGAGCAAATATTGGCAAACGAATCTATGAGTTCTTCTACGAAGAACAATTTGCAACATGGTGTGAAAATAAAAACTTGGCAAACATAAAAATAAAATATTTTAAAGGACTTGGTGGACATTTACCATCACAAGTTAAAAGTATGGGCAAATCAATGGGGCATGATGTCAAAATATTAATGGGGAATGAAGAAAATGCCGGCAATATTAAAAACATCATTACTTACAGAGTGAGCAAAACATGTGCAAAGAAATCAGAAGAATATTTTGGAGAAGAAACTAAATATAGAAAAATAGAAATAGCGCAAGGAAAATTAAAATTAACAGATAAAATATTAAATGGAAACAAATTTACTGTTACTCAATATTTGCAAAAGGATGCGCGAGATTTTGCAATATACTCTAATAGCAGAGTATTCGCTGGGTTAGACGGACTTAAGACTGCTCAAAGGAAAATTCTAGAAACTGCTATTAGATATTTTAATAATAATGGAAATAAAGAAATAAAAGTAACAAGTTTAGGTGGACGAGTTACTGCAGAGTTACATTATCATCATGGTGATGCGGCATTAGAGGGAGGTATTAAAAAAATGTCTAGATTCTATCCAGATTCTAACGAATTTCCGTTATTACTTGGTTTAGGACAATTTGGATCAAGATTAAATGGAGATAAAGACGCAGCACAATCAAGATACATTTCTGTAATTTTAAACAGACAATTCGTAAACGCGATGTTTCCTCGAAAAGACAGATATATCTTAGATTATTTGTTTGACGAAGGTGTGCGAATAGAACCTAAAATATTTGCTACAGTCCTTCCTTATATATTGATGACATCATTTGGAAACCCAGGTACTGGTTGGAGTTGCAAGTTTTGGGCTCGTGATTGGGATAGAATACTATTGAATGTCAAATCTCTTATTATAACTGGAAAATTAAATACTAAACCAGCTGAAAGAAAATTAATACCGAGTAAACATGGACTAAATGTAAGATTATTCAATGTCGTATCTCCAAAGAACGTTGTTGAAGTATATGAAACAACAGAAAACACAAATATTTCAGAACCATCTATAGAAGTCAAAACGAATATACAAACTGCGATTCTGAAACATCGGAGTGTTTCATCTGTAAAAATGGTAAAAAATTATTATGTCATGGGCAAATGGACATATAATAAAAAACAAAATATGATCAATATAACTGAATTACCACATGGTACGATTATAAATCGTTATATTTATGGATCTGAGAAATCGGATAAAAACGAAAAGGAATCACGTATATCAGGAATCGCTAATAAACTTGCTGTTGAAGAAGTAATTAATCGATCTGATCAAAGAACAGTAAATATTATTGTAATGTTAAAACCAGGTGGAATGGAACATATAGAACATTGGCATTTAAGCAATAACAATTATATCAACAAGATGTTTTCTCCTATTGCGAATTATTTTCGATTAAGAAAGAAATTAACAGAAGGTCTGGTTTGCATGAGTAATGGAAAAATACAAAAATTCAAAAACTATGACCAAATATTACTGTCATGGTACAATATACGTAAAAATCATTATGTAAAAAGATTGCAACGAGAATCAATAATATTGAAATTAAAAATATTGTTGAACGAACAAATGTTAAAATTTATAACGTCATATGAAAGCGAAAAAGTTAAATCATTAACCGACAAACAATTAAACGCTGATATAGCAAAAGGCGGGTTTCAAAAACTTCACGCAACATTAATAAAAGAACCGAAATATGTTAGTTTGGAAGCCAAAGAGTTTAAAATAAATGGTAAATTAGAAAAAATAACAGTATTAGAACACAAAGCACTGTATGGCGACAAAGTGTCATATAATCATTTGATTAATATTCCCATCAGAGATTTTACTAAAACTAAAGCTGAAAAGATCAAAGTATTGTTGAAGACATTACGTGCGCAATATGATAAAATGCACAACACAGAAGACTTATTGAAAAAAACATGGTTGAAAGAGATAACAGAAATCGAAACTATTGTGAAAGATGCTAAAACGAAAGGATCATTCTGGGAAAAAAGAACCGATTTAGTAGCATAATTATTTATTTTTTCAATACTAGATCGTTATTAATTGGCAATAATGCGTTGACTGGAGAACAATATTGACACATAACTATGTTTTCTAAATAAATAATTCTGTCCTGTGTTTTGCGGTCCATAATTTCTAAATTATGGATCCTTACAAGTAATTTGTTAACAATTAACTCTAATGTAGTTATGGTGTTAATCATAGCATTATTATTGCGAATTATATTTGCATTTAATTCTTCACTGTAAGTCACAATTTCATTCAATTTCTTCTCTGATATTTTCGAATATTTTCGTTTTTTTACATTGTTGGTTGACATTGTTTGTTCGTTATTATATTGTAATTATTCAATTTTTAATAAACAAATTAAAAATATCATTAAACCACATTGTCAAATATAATCTCAAATATAATATAAAAGTTTTCGCATGTCATACGATTATTTATTTAAGTATATTGTCATAGGCAATTCTGGTGTCGGTAAATCATGCACAGTATTACAATTTACTGACAATAGCTTTCAAAACACTCATGAAGTAACAATTGGAGTAGAATTCGGAACACAAACAATAGAAGTAGAAAATAAGGAAAATAAAGTAATAAAATTACAGATATGGGACACGGCCGGACAAGAATGTTTCCGATCAATAACCAGATCATATTATAGGGGCGCTGCTGTTGCAATATTAATTTATGATGTAACAAACAGAAAATCATTCAAAGACATATCAAATTGGTTGAACGAATTATTGCTCAATTGTGGAAATAAAATGACCATAGCAATAGTCGGAAATAAATCTGACCTCAGTGGAAAACGGCAAGTTTCACAAAAAGAAGCACAGATATTTGCGAAAGAAAATGGATGTATGTTTATGGAAACGTCTGCAAAGGATTCAACAAATATAACTAAATTATTTGAACAAACAGCATTGGACGTGTGTAAAAAAATAAATAAAGGTTTAATTTCAACAGATCAATTCGAATTTTATGGAATAAAAAAAGGACCAATGTATCATGTAATTATTGAAGAAAACAAATCAATGATGTCTAAATGTTGTTTTTAAATTCGAAAAAATTTGTCAACCTAACCGCTATCTTTTCTAGATTTTTTTCTTTTCTTTTTCGCGAAATGAATTTTTCTGTAATGTAACGGATCAACAACAACTTTTTTCTTTTTTTCTTTCTTTTCAAATATAAATTTATATATGTCTCGAAATAATCCTATCTTGTGTAAAATCATCAAATATGACATATACCAGGTAAACAATGCGAATATTACCGTTATTAACAATACTAATGATATTTGCATAAATATAATAATATAATCTGTAATTATAGACGTGTAATCCTGTAGATTATCAATAATCATTTTACACATTACGTTATTTCAAATTTTAATAATATCATTAACCAGAAATAATCAACAGACGATCGCTCCCGGAATTATTTTTGTCCATGCAAATATATCCCATTGTAACTTCATCATTTTTTATAATATCAGATATATTATTATAACTTATTTTGGACCGATATATAATTTCTGGAACACCTTCTAACATTGTAAACCATTTATATTTGGGAAATGTGTAGATGTCAATATCTATATCTTCACTATATTTAACATGAGGATCATATCTAGGCACTTCAAGAGGTAATATTATAAATTTATCTTCGTCTTCATAATAAATAGTTAAATCACTTCCCCAAATAATATCATCTTCATGTGTTCGTGTCCCACATACTTTAACTCGTTTAAACCTTTTTTGTGTGTTCAACTTATAAATATCAAACTCAAAATAACTTCCATTTTCATCACCGCTCAACTCATAAAAGAACACATAATTTCCTTTGTCTGATATTCCCCAGTTACAAAATGTATTTGATGATGCAAAATACATAATTTTATTCTCTTTTTTAGAACTGAATTTGGTGTTCAAAATTATTTGTGTTTTATGTTTATATTTTGAATCATGTGTAAACAATTTAATATATTTCCCGTCAAATGAATGTGTAATGTGTGATATTTTGAAGTCTGTTTTAATTTCATGTTCATCTCCATCATATATCATAGCGGTTTGACTTTCGTATTTATAAAATACAATATTATCACAATTTGGCGACAGAACATGTTCAAAATCATTTGTTTTTTGTTTATATACAACTTTCTTTGTTTCGAAATCTGTAATTTTGAATTCTCCATCAAATACGTGGAAAAGATAGAATTTGTCAGATTTATAATATATTCCAAATTCTAATATATTTACATCTGATTTGCGCGGATATGAAACAACATTTATTAACTTTGTACTTTGTTCGTCCACATTAGCATTATATAAACTAAAGTCAATTGTTTTTGTTTTAGATGAAACTGAACATTGAATGTAATAAAATTTATCTTTGATCCATGAATGGCAATAGTTAATCGAACGTATTTTATTAATATTTATATTATAACCTGTTGACAAGTTACTATAAGATCCAATTTTTAAGTTTAGATTCATTTCTATTTAACATGACATAAATATTCAAATTAAAAACTAAAGACAACATATATATATTCCTCGTGTTTTATCCAAAAATAATTTTGATTTGCAAGTGATATTTTCACAATAATATTTATTACAATCTATGCATTCCATAAAATGGGAAGTATAACAATAATGACCCTCACAAACAGAACATGTAATATTATGATCATTGCAATATCCCATCATACATTGTCCGCATTTGTTTATGCAAAATAAACAAATATTATGATTACATGCAGTGTTACAATTTTCTTTACAAAGTTCACAATATTTTCTGCTACAATCAAAACATGAATTGTATGATGCATACTTAAATTCATTTTCCCATATATAATTAATGTGAATTAATGATTTGCAATTACATTGCACTGACTCGACATTACAGATATAACAGCCAGTAATACAATTATAACATAAACATGGATATACACATTCATCACAACAAAATTTACAAATATCATTACAATCATTATTGCCACATGTTTGCTGCATAAATTCTATTATAATATCACAAACATCATTAACCATATGATTATTTAATAACTTCCACGTATAACAGATATTCTGTGATTTGACAAACATTATGACTTTATTAAAAAAATACTATATATTAAAATGTTAATGACAGCCTCACCCGTTATAAGAGGTGTAGCGTATCCAATATTTTTTCATACATAATATACATGTATTATGTTGTGGAACATCACAAATACCAGTGCAATTATAACAATAATTTTCGCCACAATCATCACATGCACAATAGGATTTGCGCGTAAACATATTTTGATTGGAATATACACAATCGCATCGTATATCTTGATCGTAACAAATATAACAGCTTGTTATACAGTTATAACACAAACATGAATATTCACAAACGTGACAACAAATTTTACAAATGTTACCACAGTATTGATTATTACATGTTTGTTGTAAAAATTCTATTATTATATCAGATATATCATTTACTATATAATTATTTAATAACCTCCATGTATAACATTTATTCTGTGATTGGACAAACATTATGATTTTATTAAAAAAATATTATATGTTTAAAATGTTAATTAAATAGTTGTTTAATATTATTCATTATACTTACGGCGTCTATTGACCCACCAGGTTTTAATACAATGTCTCTATATTTAATAGGATCTTTTAATATTGCTTTGTATAAAATATTACTGTAATGTAAACTCCATATGTATGAATAATATTGGGAATCGTAACCACAAACAAGATGGGAAAATCTTGTAGGAAACTCATCATCTACTTCAATTCGTCCTTTATATATTTCTTTTTGAGCCGTCATGTATGCTTTATCAGGATTCAAACCTTCATGTATTAAAATATCAGTCAACGACAGCATTATTTGTTTTTTGTAAAATATTCCGGGGTATTTACGTTCATTTACTAAGTTTTCCAATGCTTGTGAAGGAGCCTCTACAAAATCCCATTCGGTTCTCAATCCTTGGAGAAATGAATATTTAGTGAATGAACACATACAATGTATTAAATGTCCAAATTCGTGATATAATGTCGTATGTTGTTGTTTATTTAATTCCTTCGAAAACGAACATACTAATGCTGTAACCGGTCTATTCTTTGCATTGCCTATATTTAACGGATAACATGCAGCACGCTTGATTTTATTATTTCTTTCCAATAAATCTAAATAAAATTTTCCATAAAACATACCACCGCAATAAACTTCATATGTGGCCACATGTTGATTCCAAGTTTTTTCTTCCACTTGAATAAATTTTAAATCAAATAATTCTGATATTTTTGTCATAAGTCCTTCAAGTGCATCATCCAATGATATTTTAAAATTACTATGTTTATTTGTCAATCTGCTCAAGTCCCAAGCATGTACTTCTTTTAATCCAAAACCCTTTATTTCTTCGTTAAAAATCTTATCGTATTTATCAGACAAATCATACAGAAATGTTTTGACAATATCAGGTGTTTTTGCCATACTACATCTTAATCTCATGTTTCCCCAACTTTTATATCCTTTGTTGGCTGCAATAATATTTCTTATTTTCACTATGTCTTTCAATATATCTTTGTTTTTAGCACATGGCCTCATAAATAATTTGTATGCGTTTTCACGAATATTTTCATCATCACTTTTAATATTTTTCATATATTCTGCACAGCTTATTTTACATTCCTTCAAATTATCCATATATTCTCCTTCTAATTTACTAATTTTAGGGTTCGCCGAATTCAACTCATTTTGTATTTTCTCCGATATTATAGTTTCTTCATATGTTGGTTTCTGAAACAGTTCTGTTTCGTCTCTGAAATCTTCAAACAATTTTGTTTTTCTTTTTTTAATATTTTCTAATTTCAATAGACGTTTTTTGTCTTTTGGTAAGACGTCCCTGTAAAACGTGTACCAATATTCTTTTTGAACAATTTCTCTGTAATAATAGTCAAACTTCTTGAAACCATCGGACATATTGAGAGCGTGTTGTTTATGATACTTAAACATTATATATAGTAAAAAAAGATTATATATTAAAATGTTAAAGAATAAATATTCCTGGGGGAGTTCCATCTTCCCCTCCACCACATAAACCAAACTTCGCATTTGTTTTTGTAGTAATGGCAAAATCAAATTTTCCGCCGTGGTTGAACCCTTCATCACAATGTATCGTAACCACATCTGATCCAATATTGAACACTGTTAGTAAATATATAGCCCCATTTATATCAAATTCACAAGATGGAGGTAATGTTATCGTAGTGATTCCCGTTACAAATATAGCTGATTTTTCTTTTATGTCTTCGGAAATTAATATAAAATCAACAGAATATGAAGTCGTGTTCCATATTGCGCTTGGAATTGATACAGTCGCTCCTGCATTTACAGAAAAAGATTCGGTTACAGATAAATTTCTTGTTTGAGTTCTGTGTGGTTTTATTGATGTTGTTATTTCATCATATTCATCGACAATAACTAGCTCTTCATCCAGCGATATAATTGTGGCTTCTATTTTTGCAATGGAAGCTTTGTCAACTTCAATAAAGCTGGCTTTTAAATTCTTAGTTGATAAATCAGATGACATGTTATAATATTACAAACATTTTTGTTAAAATAACAAAGACACAATGGTAAAAAATATGTTGAATATTCCAGAGAAATAGAAGTCGAATCCATTTAGATTCTTGAATATACTTTATTATAAACTTCGTCAATACAATTATTACAGATTACATCATTATCACTTTCTGATCGGCTATTAATTCCAAATAATATATTTGGATATTTATATTCACATTTATGTTCGCACGAACAACCATCTTTGCATATAAAATTTTCTGATTTTTTTACAATTATCACTTCCATATTCCGCTAGATAGGACAACAGATAATGTTGATTATGTTATTCAAGAATCCAATAAATTATAATTTCTGATATGATTCAATAAATTATCTAAGTAACATAATCTGCCTTCTTCTTTTGGGAACTTTATTTTATTTTTCTGCAATGTAGCTAAAAATTTGTGTAGTATTTTGTGTAACCTGTTACTGTTCGATAACATGTGAATTATCGTTAATAAATCATGTTTAACGAAGAAATCTTTTTTTTTGGCAGAACTAACATATAATTCAACCATTTTACATCTTGTTTTTATGTAACCATGGGTTCCTGTTATATATGAAATTAGTAAATGTAAGACTTTATAAGTGGTATCTTTAAATTTAGTAGATGATTTCAAATCATGTTTGTGTTTTTTTAGAAAATATTTGAAATAATAAATGTCTCCACTATTTACTATATATTTAAATATAATTAACAATGGTATATTATTTCTGTTTGACATTAATTTTCTTCTTTGTGAAATATGATAATCTATTATTTGATTTAATATAACATTGTTATCTTTGTTCACAAACAAATAATAATAACGCGATAGAGGATATAATTCGAGGATAATTTGAAATAATTCTTTATAATTATACAATCTTTTAACGATATTGTAATATAATTTCATAGATCCGAGTTTTTTTCTTGTATAATATTTTATAACATAATCGGTCACACACATCAAATTCATAACAGAAATATCATCAAGAAATTCTGAGATAATATTAATCATGCAATATGGCAATCTCATTTTATATGTCTCATATAATGTTTTTTTAAATAATTTCATGATTAACAGGTTGCTAGAACTAGGCCCTTATGACCAAACATGAGGTGAGTGGATTGGTCTAATAGTACTCTTGAAATGTGACGGATCCTCGTAAATTTTCAGTACCGTTAATAGTTTGGGCAGCAAGCACAAGCAAATCTCTATTACCTGCTACATCAGCTCCTATTCTAATATTACTGTTAGCTAAGAAATTACCGGCATCTTGATTATTGGCCAAGAATGTAGATTCTAATATAATAAATGGAAATGTTCCCGATAAATCTAATGTATTCCCACCTTGATCTTGCTCAGTAGCAGAATTCGCAGTATTAATATCAGTAAACACAACTGGCCCTCCCAAAGGAGTGGTACCCTCCGGGACAGCGATAAAACGAATTATTAAAATTTCCATATTAGATCCCGAAACAGCTATTACGGATGTATCAATTAAATTTATATACGGACGTAAATCTTCAACTTTTTTTCGTAATGATAATAAAGGTTCTATTATAGTTGTAACAGATTCGTTGACAGTTCGTCGAGCAACAAATATATTATTTCTTGTGTCAAGCACACCAACAGATTTTACTGAAGTAGATGTTTGAATCATTATAACATCTTCAACGTTAGTTCCATCAGTAATAATTTCATATCTAGCGGGCAATGATGAAGAAGACAATGAAGTGACAGTTGCATCTTGTCCAGTAAGAGAAAATATGTGAGCAGTTTGAAACCCTCCTAATGAGATAATTCCCATTATGATTTCTGTCTGTCCGGGAATTGACATGTGTACAGCATATGTCTCTACTGTGCTGGGATCTAATACATATCCAGAAGGACCAGTGCCATCCATTCGGTCAAAATTCCAATCATTTTGTTTAATTTCAAAATCTGTTTGAACCCCTGATATTGTTGTCCGTAATACGACAAAGTATCCGTCCTCAGAATATCGGTAAAATGCTCCCGTTCCAGTAGGAGAAGTGTCAACTGTCTTGTCAGCTAACGTGTCATAAGCGCCCACTTGACTGATAAAACCAGTGTCGGTCAATGCATTGGAATTTAATTGTGCTCCCATTATATACAATGAATCGGTACCAGCAGCAAACGGAAAGGAGAAATATGTTTGTCTAATAACTCTACTTGCGGCACCTCCACCGACTATTGACATAGTTAAATTGTGTTCTTCCATATTGTATGTTGTTGCACCGACACCAGTTGTTACAGTGTCCCAATAACGTGGTTCTTCAGAATATGATAATGTTGAATCAAATAATGGCAATAATTCTGAGGTAATAATTCTGCCGATATCATCGACTGTGCCAATCGGATTTGCCACAACTACCGGCAATGGCTCATCTAGTACACTATTTGGCAATACAGTTTTTCTTGGTATTCTGTTAATTAACGAAGACATTGTTATTATATAATAATATGATTGTTATAAATATTGAGAGATTGAAACCATGTGTGAAAATTGAACAAATTATTTTTAATAACAATAAAGGTATCAAAAATGAGTTTTTGGATAGATGATAAACATAAACGAGAAACTGTTTACGATCGTATATCAAACATGAATTATTATGGACTTAGATCCAAAATAAATTACGTCAGCATGTTTAACAGAATTGAATATGATACAGAAAAAATTCCCAAAAAATTGAAACGCAAAATAATTAGAAGAAAAGTTAAACTAATTTTAAATAAAATATCCATTGATAAATGTAAAACTGATATTAAAAAAATCAAATCCAAAAAAAAACGCAAAAAAGCCAACAAAATGTTCAAAAAATATAAGGTGTGTGAAATAACAGTAAATAATAACAATAGTCCATGCATAAAATGTATAGATTATGGAATATTAGAAACAGAAAAACTTGTAAATGATGGCGGACAAGTATTACAACAACATCATACTTATGGTGAAATCTATGTGGATTTATAATTTTTTAACTATATGCATTTCGCGTTTTATTGTGATTATTTTATCAAAAATATATCAAATACCACTCCGATAGGACTCGCAGAGAACACTGAAAGTACGATCAAATTTAGTTGTTACAAGTCGCCCGAGATCATCTGTTTGTCCAACTGGATTGATTATATTAACCGGTATCGGACAGTCTATGACACTATTCGGCAGAACTATTTTTTTTGGTATTCTATTTATAATTGAAGACATAGTTGCATATTATAACAGAGTGAAATTTGATACAGTTTTCTATAAAAAATATATTTGAATGATATGTTGTCAAATTTAGTGAAATCAATATACGAATATGGTGATTATGGTTATAACAGTCCTATAGGAAACTATTATGACAAACTATTTTGTAAATATCTGGCCATGGTCAATGATGATAATTTAAAATATTTTGAAATAGAAATTTGTTGGACAGAGTTACTCAATAATTTACATTTTTATGTTGATGATAATGCATACTCTGACACATACAAAGACATATTGAAAAAATATGATAAAATAATTGACATTGGAACGTTACACACTGGTAAATTTAAAACATGTCTTTTAGATTATTTTGTAACAACATACAGTGATCAATTGGATTGGAGTACCATAAAATGTCACAATATTAGTGATGATGTGTTCAAATTAATCATAGATAAAATTGATTGGAATAAGATACCCTATCAGAATCTGGGTGAAAATTTTCTTGTAAAATATATAGACAAAATTGATTGGAATAAGATATCCTATCAGAATCTAAGTGAAAATTTTCTTGTAAAATATATAGATAAAATTAATACAAATGGGTTAAGATTTTCTAAATTAAGTGATGAATTCATGATCAAATATCACAAATATATAAACATAAATGATGTATATTGTAATATCAGTGAAAATGTGTTGGGTGAATACATAGACGAATACAAATGGCATTCATGGGGGGATCGTATCGTATTAAGTGAAGATTTTATTGACAAATATGCAAACAAGATTAATTGGAAATACATTGATTATAAAAATTTAAGTGTAAAAATACTTCACAAATATTCAGATAAACTTGATTGGTGTAATTTTAGGTATACCAATCTCGATGATTCGTTCGTGAACAAGTATTCAGATAAACTTAATTGGGAACGTTTATTCAAAGAATATCCTTTGACCCAAAAAATGTTTTTGAAACACAAACATAAATTCTACGAAAACTGTTACGACAAGGACTTAAACTGTGACAAATTTTCAGAGCAATTTATAGAAAATACTCTAATGAAAATGAAAATGGATAAACGTTGCCAAAAGCGGTATTTGGATAATTTATTTAAAAGAATCAGTGAAAAAAGACCTGGGTTATCTGAAAAATTTATAATCAAATATAAAAATAAACTGAACTGGATATCATTGGATTACAGTAATTTATCGGATAAATTTGTGAATGCAAATAAAAATATTATCTGTTGGCATCACGTTGCCAAGAGTGCAACTTTATCCAGAAAAACCATAATGAATAATTTTATGAAATTTGGAATGAATAAACTGGGATTAAAAAATATTGCTAAACTTGACCAAAAATATATTGACATGTTAGATTGTTTCAAATTACATAGAATGAATTATTTGCCAAAAGATCTATGGTTTATAGTACTTTCATATTCTGAACACTAATTACATCATGAAATATATCGTGTATTAAAATAATTTAGCAATTTTGTAAATTTTAAACCTATATTTTTTATTCCCAGTATATTCATTGACTTTCATATTGTTTTCGATAATACCGTTGAATTCTGTTGCATCATGTTACAGGAAACATTTTAGTTGCAGTATTGTCAATGCATTCAATTTATCTCCAAGTTCCCTTACAATAATGATTGTTCCGCATTGCTGCGTTTTATTGTGATTATTTCATTTTGACATTTTCTCAAGTTGTCCTCCTGTTTTCCAATGACTATTTTTAATTTTTCATATTCAACTTTACAAAAGTTAGTGTCAGACATTTTAACATTGAGTTCTTTTTGTTTTTGTTCTAATAATTTGGCAGCTTTTGTCAAATCATTGTTCGCTTTTATCATAATAGATTTCTTTTCACTTTCAGAATGTCTCAATGAATCGGCAGTTTTAGTTAATTTCAATGTTAATTCACCAATTTTATCAGATTTATTCTTTACATTTATCCTACGTCTTTGAGCGTCGTTTAAGCATTTGTGGGTTTCAGCTAATTTCTGTTCCAACATAGATTTATGTTCTGTTATTTTCTTTTGTAAATCAATAATTTTAGATGACAACAGTTTCTTTTCCAATTCTAATTGTTCTAGACTTTTTCCAGAACCAACTACCTCATCTTTCCTTTTAACAGTTGTTATGATAACATATAATATCAGCATCACTATTAATACGCCTATGATTTTTTGACAGTTATTCATCTTGGAAAACTTTTACACGCAAAGTTTTTCTTTATATATATTTGAAAAGACATTTAAATCCATGGTCTGATTATTCTAGTTCAAAAAATAATTTATTCAGGACATGCAATATTTAAACACTATTTTATTCAAATCCCAATTCATGTGTTTATTGCTCAACACTATATAAATAAGTGATTCCTTTGGTAAATATTCCAATATTTTTGGAGTGAGTTTATATATATAGAATGAATAATCACGATAAATATAATCTTTGCAGTTGATGAGTATGTTCTCTGTAATATTTTGACGGTCTAATATCCAATGCCAAGTTAATCTGTCAGCATATTTTATAATAAATTTTTCAGATAATGTAACCCGTGACCGTAAAATAACGGATATTCAGTTGTTGCATAAACAATTCGTTTTGTGATAAACTGTTTATTTTCAAATACAGCTATTATTTCGTTCATTTCTGTTATTATTGTGTAATACCCATATTTTTAAATTAAGTAACCAATCATTCTGAAAATGATCTGTGTCAAAAAATTACTCCTAACAATTTTTAATCTTATTCTCTAAATATTTGATACAATCATAAGTAATACTTTCTCCATAATATTTCTTTCCGTTTTTACTATGCATGAGAAAGTGTTCATAATCATCTTTCCCCCAACCTTTCACTTTATCAATAATATATTTCATAATATCAAGTTTACCTTCAAATCCAGCATACATTACCATCAAACCAAAAGTACACTCATGTATAGGTTTGTCTCTGGGGTAGTAACCTTTTTTAGTTTCGACGCAAACGACACTTGTTCTAAACATGCAAATATCTATCTCGAATTCAGACATATACATCAAAGCTCCTGATTTAAATATTAAATCACAATGTACCCCCAATAATCCATATTTTTCCCGATATATATTAAAATATTGAAGTTTTTCAAGATGATTCAATTTACCAATATCCAAATCACATTGCTTCACTTTTTTCATTTTCGCAATATCCTCAGGCAAAAATAAATCTTTGAATATTTTTACTTCACTGACATTAGTTTTACTTTCTTTTTCTAGTATTTTCATTATTTTGGTTGGAATTTTATTACACATTATATTTTTCAATTTTTAATAAAAAAATGAATTGTAACACATGTGCAGCACGGCTAAAAAAACATATTTTTCTAAATTAAGAGCTGTATTGACGATGATAGTTCATATCACATTGATATCCATCATTATAAAATTTATTACCAACAACAGGTGTTACTACCAAATAACTCATAATTATATTTGCAATATCATTTACGACATGCGCATCAATTTGTTTTTTGATGTCTCTATTGTGTTTGTAATCTTCTTTTGTCGTGAACCACATCTCATAAAAATCGTATATTACACTTGATCCATGAAAGAATGCTTTGTCATCCCTCCAGAAACATTGTTGATCATAAAGTTCCCAACAATTCCTCATAAATGGAAGTTCAACAACTTTCATAATATTAAATATGTTTTTAAAATGTCTGTAACTACCCAGTTCAGTATTTGTGCTAAGTTTGATAGTGTCAGCATTCTTTGTTTTATGATCAAAAGGACCCTGATAATTATCAGGAAGCCATTTAGTACTAATCACACCATCATAACTTTTAAATTCGTATGAATTAGTCATCCGACCCATCCATTTATTTCCGTAGATTAATATAGCATCTGTTCTTATATTTGACACTAGACCCTTACCAAAGAATACACGTTTTTTTGTTGTTGTGTGGATAGTTCGTTTAGTCATTATTATCCCAACATCAAATACAGCTATTATTTCATTCATTTCTGTTATAGTTGTATAATAAATGTATTTTTAAAATTGAATAAACAATCACTCTGGACCAAATAACTTTTTTCTGAATTTTATCATAGCGGCATCAGAAAATTCTTCGTGACTTCGATTAAAATATGACACAGGCATTCCGTTCAGCCGCGAATATATATAAAATAATGAAAAACAACCGCATTCCGTTTGACTTTTCTGAATTGCATATTTGCAAACGTGAACTATTTTTGCTTGGATTCCTTTGGAGATCAAAATATATTTTTGTTTCATCATCCATTCTGTCACTTCTTTGCGTGGATTGTTTCCTGAAGAGTTAAAATATTCTATAATAACAGAAGTAGGATTATTATCTGTTGGGACCCGTTTGTTGGACGTAGGATGATTGGGCAACATTTTAATAAATATTGCAAACCAATGTTCTCCAACACCAGTGCTTTTGTCAGTGTTCAAAATAACACCAATATAATTATAACCTTCTTTATATCTTAGAATTATATCCAATCTTGATAATTCTGTTTTAGTTTCTTCAAAATCCAACATTTGAAACTTAACATGATGAAAAACTGGTAGAAATTCCGCAGCTTGATATAAAATATTATCAATATGTTCATTGTTTAGCCATTCAGTAGTGTTCCACGGTCCCTTTACTTTAAAATTCTTTAATAATTGATGTTCTGCAGCCTCTTCTCCAATAATAGAAATTACTAATGGAGAACTATAAATACATTCCTCAGTTTGACAACCAGTTTTTTGTTTAATCTCTTCTAAATTTGCTGATCTTGTTTCTTTTTTGATTTTTTCAATAATTTGTTCATCAGAACAAACTTCTAGTTCTCCGTTCGCATTGTTTGCATGTTTTTTAAATACTGAACACTCACTCATAGTCTATTATATTCAGGCAAATGAAAAATGAATTTTTCAACTAATGTGATTATTGATCAAAAGAAGAATATATGATATGAAGAAAAATTATCTTTTTTTATTACACGTGTTATAAAATGAATCAAAATAAAAGTATCAGCAGTATTGTCATTGGAGGTGGTAAATTGGTCATTGGCAATAAAACTGATAAAATCAATGATATGATGACAGAGTTAACCATAGCCAGAAAAGTAATTGGGTGCGAAAGTTGTATTTTACGCCGCAGAGCAATATTAAAAAATGCATTAGGAGATTTATTTGGTTATGATAACATTAAAGACATAAAAGAGGTTCCAGTATCACATCACATTAATATGTTGGAAAAAAATCTAAACTTAATAGAGCCAGTGTTGAAAGTTGGAGAACATATCATCAAAAAATTATCCAATAAAAAAATAAAATTAAATTCTGTTAATTTTCACAAACAAATAACAGACATAATCAAGAAAAACAAATCAAAACTAAATAAAAAAATATGTCTAAAAGAAATCAAATTTCCCAAGTTATCCGAAAACATGGTGCATATTTTACAAACAGACTTTCAATCATATGAAATCGATCCTGTTGAAGAACTAATGCAAAAAATAATATTACTAAAAGATTACATGAGTGAAATAGAACAATATTATGTGGATGTTTCTAAACAATTGTTAAAAATAATAAATTGAGTTGTCTAACAAAAAAAATATACCGATCATCTGGAACGGTTATGAGTAACTTTTTGAAAATTACGTTTTGATCTGAAACGTTGATTACCTCGTCTCCTGAAAGTACGTTTAGTATGATATTTTTGGGACCGTTTATTTTGATAATGAAATTTTAATTTATGTTTTCGTCTGTTGTGTGTCAATTTATTTTTGGGAAATTGTACACTTGATGATTTTTTGGTATATGTTTCTTTATCATCGTAACAATTCAAAATATTAATCAATCTATCAGGAATTGCCGAAACTATTGTTCCTATGTAACCCAAATTCATAATTGGGAGAATTACACTACAGTCGGCCAACTCATACACCGGAGTATCTATTTCATCCAGATGATACGTCATTAATATTAAATTAGTCTTGTAATCTGGTGACTCATCAGCGATTGATTGGGCGGTTTCACAATTGACTGACATCATACAGCTATTTACTCCGTATTTCAATAATTTCCTCATACATTTATAACTTTTATTTTTGGTGGCTATCATCAACGCAGTATATCCCTTGTTATCAGTAACATTTATATTAATGTTTACACCGTTTACATACAAACAGTCGAGAACATCTACACTGTCGTATTGAGACGCAATTAAAAACGCCGTAGCACCACTAATAGTTCTAACGTTTAAATTTGCTCCATTTTTAATTAATAATTTTGTGCATTCTACATGATTATGAATGCTTGAATACATCAATGCAGTAAAATAACAATCATTTTTTGAATTAACTTTGGCACCATATTTCAACAATAATTTTACACTTTCAATATAACCTCCACTGGAAGCAAGCATTAACATAGTCACGCCTCCTTTAGTTTTAACATTTGGACAAATGCAATGCACTAATAACAATTCTAATGTTTCTTTATCATAGCAACTATTCCAAATATTATCAGTTAAATATTCGAACAATATTGACCACAGGTCTTTTATTATGTATTTTTGAATGAACATATTATATTGTGTAATAACATTCAATTTTTGTTTGAACTCAGTCTCAACGGAGATTATAAAAAAATATCAATATTATGTTATATTTACTTTAATTCAGCATGGGTTTTTATTCTTAACTTAGTTGTTCCATCACTGTCTAAATCGGCAGTAAATACAACTCCTACACCTGATTTATCAGAAGCATAGATATTAATGTTTTCGGCAATCAAAGATTTTGACAGCGGAGCAATATATTTCGCTTTTAATTTAACATTAAATATATCATCGGGTCCAATAGTTGTCACGAGTTTGATTGTTGAAGGATCAGTCACAATATCGCGAGAGCTTATATTTTCTGTAACAGAATCATAAACGAAACACAAAGGACCATCACCGTTCTTTCTTATGTGTAAATTTTCATTAAACGTTGTTACATCTGTCAATAACTTTTTGAAATATTTTGCTGGCAAAGTGAATCTAACAGGGAAATTCTTATAATCACCGAAATCAAAATTATAAGTTTCTTTAGCTTCCATTCGTTTCAACCGTCTGTTTCCATCTATTTTCATATTGTTTTTTATTGTTATTGACAATTCTATATTTTTAGTTTCTTCAGCGACAGTGAAACTAATACTGGTGTTGTCTTTTTTAATTGTTTTGGCAATTTTTTCCAAATGTTCTCTCACCAATACTTCAGTTATAGGTTCCCCACAATAATAATGATTTACTTTTGTGCAATCTTGAATAATTTCGATTTCATTTTTACTGTGATGATCTACTGTTAAGATTCTAACTTGTGTTTTCATAAATATAAAATGTACTTCTTTTACTGACATTGTTCTAAACAAACCTACAATTTTACTAAATATCATTGGTTTATCATATAACAGCTCAATTATATGTTCTGGGTATTCCGGTTTATCAACTATGCCACGTTTTTCTAAAGGCGCTTTGTTAGGTGTTTTACGTGGTCTTCCCGGTTTACGTTTTAACTTAGATTTTGCCACTTTCTTCTTTTCTTTGATAATTTTTGGTTTGTCTTCCATTTTGTCAAATTATTTATTTAATATTTAATTAATTAATTATTTTTAAAATGTCTTTGTTTTGTTCCTTCTCCGCTCCGAAACTATTTCGTATATTTTGCCACCAGGAACACTTATTGGTGAGACTACGTCACTGTTATATTATTAATGAACGGGTAAATGCTTCTCCGACAAAATCTGAAAGGGTTTGCTAAAATCTATGATTTTGTGAGCAGCAATAAAATTATAACTTCCCAACAACATTTTCCATTATTTGTTTCAACACAATTCGTTTCCAAGCAACACTTTTTTTTTTATTAGGATCTTTTTTATATGCATTTAACATTTTCTGTACAACGTCAGTGTGTAATTTGCGCGAAAATATATAAGACGTCGCATACCATTCACCCATACCGATTAATAGTTCATTATCGTTCATCTTTTTGGCGTGATTTGAATATTCTGTCATAAATGTACTGTAAAATATTTTGTTTAACTTTTTTTCCACTGACTCCAAGTTATCCAATTTGTCATTTGATATAAAAACTATAGATTTACGAAGTATTTTATTTTTTACTACTTTAACAGGAAACTCTGTTACATACGAAGGGTCTGGTGCTCGAAAATCCATTTTGTTGATTAACGACTCTACACATCGCGTTGTCAATCCGTCAATTCTAATTGAACTTAATTCTATATCTTTAGGCACAACAGGAATAGTTTTAGATAACTGTTTTAGATATCTGTGGTTTTTTTCTCCTAATATTTCTATATATGTACTACCATCAAAATCACCATCATTGACAGCAGTTATATCAAACACAATATTATTACGTGGCGCTGTAACTGGTTTGAATTCTTTTACGATTTCATAATCTTCAATATATTTTTCATCAATTCCGGCCAATGGATTTAGTTTTTCGCGAAAAATATGGTGAGCATCATAATCTACCGAATTATTGAAATTTTGTAATAAAATAATGTTCTTGCCGTTTTTTATTTTATCAGACAAATCTTCTATTGGACCATTGGGAAATAACAACATTTTACGCAATGGATAATTTTCTCTAAATAATGTTTTTATTTTTTTACCACAAAATTGTTCGTTCTTTCTCTTTTCTATTAATTTCCATGTTTTATCAGGAAATTTAGAGACAAACATTGACATTAATTTGACATATGTTGGCAATATATTCGGATTATTTGTCAATGACTCATCGATCATCTCTGGAGTTATCTGATTTGATTTAGCAAGAATAAATAATTTTGATTGCAATTTACTGACTTCTCTCTTCCATTCTGTAATTTGTTCATTGATTGACACCCTAATTTCAGATAATTGTTTAATAAATTGTTCCTTTATCAATGTAGTTACCTCAATGTCTTTGATTCTGTCATAAATATTGTCTATTATTGTGGCTCTCGATTCAAGTAATGAAATAAATTTTATCAACTCTTTATATTTTGCAAATTCATTGATCTTTATTTTTTTTTTCATATCATTCAATTGTTGCATGATTTTATCAGAGTCGAAAATGGAGATGCTTCTTGATATTGATAATTTATCAATATATGTTGAGATTGTCTTATAAATTTTGTCATAGATCATCTTTTTTTATTTAAACAAATATACTTATTGAAATACAATAATGTCTGAAAAAATCGGTAAATTTATGAACTTTAGGTCTTCAAGGCCTAATCAACAAAATCAGTCTACTATATTGCTTGATGAAAAAGATACAGAACAATCAAAGGATAAATCAAACAGTAGTGGAGGAGGTTACACAATATTAATAATATTATGTATTTGTATTGTAATAATCACATTATTAATAGCAGCATTCACATACAAGGTGAACCAAAAAGTACAAGTTATGTTAGATATGTCTATGTCACCCATGCCCGCTCCACTAATGCCAGTGCGGTCAAGATACGGTGGAGGAGTTGTCAGAAAACCAAATCTGAATATACAAAAACAATCAAAAAAATCAGTTGACAAGAATGAGACCCAAGTCGAACAACCTCAAAATCCTGATTTAGCATATGAAATGCCAGAAGAAAATTCAGATACAAATCAAAAAGATGTTTCCATTGAAGTATCAGATTAATCTTGCTGCTTACAAAATCATAGATTTTGACTCTAAATCCTTTGGATTTAGCTAATATCTTCAATATTAGACTCGAAGAGTTAGATGTGTTGTGTCTGGTGTCACAAGAGGAACGCCATTTGGACTTTTTGTATTTTTTATTTTTTAAATAGCGTTCCTGGTGACGAAATCTACGAAATAGTTTCGGAGCGGAGAAGGAACAAGATATACTTCATATTAAACATATAGTGCTGCTAATACATACCAAATATGTCAGAACAAGTAAAAAAAGTAAAATCACGTTCAACAGAATATATGTCCGTCGCAAGAGTAAGACAACACCTTGATAAACATAATATCAACAAAAATTATTATGTTGCAATAAAGGAAATTGAAGATTGTAAAGAATTAGAGTTATTGAGTGACAAAACAAAATGGTTAATCATTCAAGGAAGATTATTATTTGACAGTGAACAACCCAAGCCAATAGGAGACAAATCTAAACCTAAATCAATAGTTTACGCACTTAAAGATATTGCTCACATTACGACTGTAACCAAGGGGGATCATTCCAAGTACAAAAAAGATTTAGCAGAGTTCAAAAAAAAGGGAGGTGATGCAAAATTAAAAGATTATCTTAAATATGAATCTGATTTAGTTGAGTTTACTGAAAAATTAGGCGATGATAAAAAGAAAGAAGAAAAGGTAAAAATTTTTAAATCTAAAAATAAAGTAGGCAAAGTTTCCGTTCCATCGTTGAAAACGTCGTTTGACAAAGCTAAGTTTTATGTCAACAAGCTTAAATACAGATTTAGTCCACCTGCGTTATCAGGAATTTCATTTACATTAGACGAAGCAGAGAAAGAGATCTTATCTGCAGGAATCGATAACACAATTAGTCAAGACAAAAAAATTATCAAAAAAGAACATTTATTGAATTTAAGAAGTACCAGTTCAACCAATGAATTTACTGTTACGCCATTATTCGAAACATTATCAATTGCTAAATTTTTATCAGATACTCCAATTTATAAAGAAAAACTTGATGAATTGATCAATGCAGAGAAGAAAAAATGCATATCACATATAAAATCGTTAGAAAATTCAATAAAAGATTTGAAAGATAAATTAAGAGAATCAAAGAAAAAGAAAAGCTCTAAGTCAAAACCACCAACCGAACCTGAAGCAAAAATCGGTGCAATAATTGACCCAAAAACAAATGAAGTTGGACAAAAAACAAAGACAAAAAATGAAAAACATGTTAAATTAACGTTTAAACATTATTCACATAAATTATTCCTTGATGTTCAAAGAGAAAAGATTGAGAAATTAGTCAATGAAATTAAACAAACTGAATCTGTTTCTGACGGAAAAGTTGTAGTAGATGAAACGTTAAAGAAAACAAACGAAGAATTAATCACAAAGATTAAAGAATTAAAATTAGGTGATGACGCAAAAGCGCTTTGTTCCGACATGGTTATCGAGTTCTTAATGAAATTATCTGTTATGATCAGTGATTTGCTTCCGTTTTCAAAAATGAAAACATTCAAATCTAAATTGGCATTTGCATTAATCAAGTCATTTATTTCTTCAACACCGACAGATAAATCCAGCAAATATTTAAGTAAAAAAGAATTCTTGGTCAAATTAAAAGCTGTTATTTATAATAAAGAAAAAGAATTAAAAGACAGCAGAGTTTATTCTGCTTAATTATTTATTGATTAACAATTTCATATTTTTTTTGTAATTTGCGTATTATAACACAATGTCCACTACAGAAAAATTAACAATTGGCGTACAATACCCAGATGGGTTAATAACAGATCCTGTTATTTATGTTGACGATATAAAAGGCAATGACAACAACAACGGAAATGAAACTTCCCCTGTGAAAACATTATACAAAGCATCAGAAATTTTACAAAATGGATACAAAGGAACAGCAACAATCAATGTTATCGCAGGAAGCGATATTGCATTAGATGACGATCTTGTATTAAATGGTATGAGTGAAGGTTTAATTATTAATTGTAGTGAAAATAAAGAAGATACGGGTACAGCAGACGGAGGCACTGATCAAACTTCAGCCCCTACAACTTTTGCATTTGCAACTGTTGTTGATAGTTCTCAAACATGGATTGTTGATCAGTTTGTCGGAATGAGAATAGAATTTACTTCCGGACCTTTATCAGGATATACGTCAACTATATCTTCAAACACCGCTGACACAATAGTATTGTTGTCTGATCCTACAACAGCACCTACAACAGAAGGATTTACAATAACCAGTAGAGCAAATAATTTTATTTTATCTGATATGACATTGAGAAGCAAAGGAACAGTCACAATTAACTTTATTGAATTATCATCAACCTCAATAAGTACCGTTGATGTTGAGGACCAATTATTGCTTGTTGGTTGCGGACTCATATCAGGTGGAATCATAGCAACAAAAGGACCTGGTATATTAGGATTTGGTTCGATCAGTAGAAATATACTATCCACTACGCCAGTCATCGGAGGATTTGTAGACCTAGGTACAACCCTCGTAATTGGTTGTAATCAATTTGTAAATGGCGCTGTTTATGGTTCAATTAATGACATCGAATATCAAACAGCGACTTTTATACAAACAAATATTACAGCCACTGCAATTGATTTGGAAGACCAAAGTTTAATAACCATAGATAGAGCTATTTGTGCTGGTCCATTGACCATCAGAAGAAATTCTCAAATTATATTAGAGGATATTACGTTTACTGTTACTGTCAGCAACTGTGTTACTGTTAGCGATTCCACTTTGTTCATAAGTAATTTGAAAGGTTCAACTACTGCCGTCGGAACTTTTGGTCTATCATTACTAAAAAATTCAATAGTAAGAAAAAATGTTGCATCGACAGTAACTGGCACCACAGGAGACGTGTCATTGGGAGCAGTAGGAACAAAAACATGGGTATTAATAGATGGCGGATTAGCCGCAAATACAAGTGATTACGGAGCAGTATCACCTACTTATGTTTTGATACAATAAATTTGCTCAAATTACAATTCAGCGCCTTTAGAAACTAAATATTTAACCATTTCTAAATGTCCATTTTTAGAAGCCCAACGTACAGCAAAATTATTACCTGCTGTTATATCTGCGCCTTTACTAACTAAATATTTAACCAATTCTAAATGTCCATTTTTAGAAGCCCTACGCACAGCTAAATTAGAATCAGCTGTTATATCAGCGCATTTACTAACTAAATATTTAACCAATTCTAAATGTCCATTTCCAGAAGCCCAACGTACAGCAAAATTATCTCTTGCTGTGATATCTGCGCCTTTAGAAACTAAATATTTAACTACTTCTAAATGTCCATTGTAAGAAGCCCAACATACAGCCCAATTATCTCTTGCTGTTATATCAGCGCCTTTAGAAACTAAATATTTAACCAATTCTAAATGTCCATTTTCAGAAGCCCAACGTACAGCCCAATTATCACCTGCTGTTATATCAGCGCCTTTAGAAACTAAGTATTTAACTACTTCTAAATGTCCATTTTCAGAAGCCCAACGTACAGCATAATTATCATCTGCTGTTATATATTTTTTACAACAATAAACTTGTTTAAAAACTCCATATTCGTAAAATAATTCAGGAGAATTATAAAATTCTATGAAATTTAAAGTTAAAATTAGTGTTATTTTTTGTTTTGAGTTCATGTGTAATTAAAAAAAAATTGTTCAAATTATAATTTAGCACATTTAGAAACCAAGTATTTCGGCCACCAGAATAAAATTTAAATCTGTCAGAATCACAAATTCGTTGATAATGCAACGGAAGTACGATTACATGTAATCGACTTCTCAAGAGGAATTGAAGATTCGTCCGCCACCAAAACGATTACATGTAATAGTTTTATTTTAGGACTGATCGTACTGCAACTTTAATTTTGGGCTATTTTCCAAAAATATTCCTAAACTATAACGTAATGCATCTTCAGTATTGTAATCATCTCTGCCATAAGGGTTTCTTCCCCATGCTCTTCCGCGTGTTTTGTAAATATCATCCATGTTATATTGTTTTCTACTTGGATTTTCTAATTGTCTGTCACGCAATGTATCTTTTACGTCACGTTCATAATGACGTTTGTACAATCCAATTTCATATGATGGGATACGATTTCTCCATCTGAAATTATCACATGTTCTCCATGTACGTTCGCTAACCCATAAATTCAAACGACGCATATCATTAAAGGTTAATTGAGAATGTAATTTGTCTAGTTCAGATAACTGTCCTCTCATTGGATTCCAATCTGGCGTAGCATTACTATATTTATGTTCGCTGACTTTTTTCGTATATTGTGATGTTGACAATCCAAGAGTAATTTCAGCATATTTGAGAAATTGATCATTGGCAAAACGCAATGCATCAAAAGTATAATTTACAAGTGGTTTGTATTTCTGTAAATACAGTTCATTTTGTTTTGCCCATTTTTTCATGTGTTTTGGAGTTATTGCCTGGAACCATGTTAAAGGTTTTCTACCTCTTTCTTTCATATGTTTGGAATATATTTTCCATGACATTGAACTAACATTGAATTTATCAAGAAATAAGGGAAGTATATCAATTTTCGACATTATTTATATATAACGACAATGATATTAAATGTATATTTTCTACTGAAAAAAAAGCGTAATGAATGTGTCAATGTTCCTCAGTGGTGTTGTGATTATTTTACGTTTTTTTTAACTAATTTTGTGTGATCATCACATAAATATTTTTCGCCTATTTTATGTATGTGATTTTTGCAATGCCAATCTATTATTGTTTTATTTTTAGAATATGAAACTGGACAATAATAACATTTTTTTAATAATTCATTATATTTTTGTTCTTCGTCATTTTGCCATGCATTGTAATATGTCTCATGGCAACTGTCTCCAGAATATTTACAGAATTTTGAAGTATGTGTCATAATTTAATTTGTGGTTAGTAGTACTTATTGATATATATTCAATTTTCACATAGTGTTTTATCTGTTACTGTATATAAAATAATGGGAGGAAATGTTTCAAAAAATAAAACAACTTTGGATGTTACAGCGGAAGCTTTGAGTAGGGTTATTAATGAAACTATATCTAATAATTCATTGTCATTTTCGGCAGATCAAAATATATATGTAGGGCCAGGATGTCAAATGACAGGCGTAGAAATAACCCAAGTTGGAGTTGTTGACTATCAGAAATTAACGTCCAATAAAACAAAAACGGCTCTTAAAACCAATATTGACAATAAACTAGCGCAAAAATTAAAAGAAGTTAGTGAATCATTTGCTGTTAAATTTGGTGATAAAAAAATAAATGATATTACAACAATAATAAAAACAAAAATTAATTCACAAATAATTAATCGATCAGTCGACAGTCAAAATATCAAGATAATAATCAAACAAAAATTAGTTTGTGAAGGGGAACCGGGCAATCCAGCAATAATGACCAATGTAATTTTAAATCAGAGAGCAACAATATCAGCTGCAATATCTAAAACTATGTTATTTGATTCCGGTGCTGAAAATAAAATCAAAAATGATTACAAAGGAGTGTTAGAGTCTGAAGAAAAGAATACATTTGCTGGTGTAGTCAAAGCTGCGTGGGATGGTTTTGCGAATGCAGCTGATACAATTTTACCTTGGGGCAAAGCACTCGGACGTGGATTAAATGCATTCGTTTTAATCGCAATCATATCAATAGTGATTTATGCCATAATATACAAAACTGCCACTCCAGAAGAGAAGAAGGCAATATTAAAATCAATGAAAGGAGGATTTGAAAATGTAACAAACATATTTTCAGTTATTTAACTTGTCTTGCTCCTTTGAACTTCAATTTATCATCGTTTAAGTTTATTTAGAATGTAACGTTTATAAAATACACAAATTATATAAGACTGCACAATGAAAACACAATTGAATACGGTCTGATAAATTGAAGTGGGAATATTTGCACAGTCAGCAATAATTGAGGACGCACTATAAATTGGATTTTTGGTGTATGTTATGTATTTTTGATTTGATTTAATTCCTTTTACAACATACTTTGCAAATTTATCTGAACCACAATCATAACCATCACCAAAAATTTTAGTAATGTCATCTATTGTATTTTCTTTTCTGAGCATATCAGTGTCCACAGCAGGGGCTAATACATGTTGTATATTTATATTATATTTTTGATATTCAGTTTGAATAGAATCCAAAGTTAATCCAATTGCGCCCTTTCCAGCACAAAATGCAGAATAACCAATCAAGGGGAATGTTGTTAACAGTGAAGATATATTTACAATTCTTCCTTCTTTTTTTATTATCATGTGTTTTAGCGCTGCTCTCACACAATTTATAACTCCCAAACAATCAACATCAAATTGTTTCTGGAAATCTTCATTTGTTGTGTCTTTGAAATATTTACACGTATTTGTACCAGCGCTGGTTATTATAATATCAGGTTTGTGCTTATTAATCATTATTTCAACTTGTTTTTGGTCTGTCACATCACATTCTAATCCCCATATTTTTGTTGTTGTGGGGATTTTGTCAAATGACAGGCGAGCTGAATCAACATTCTCCGCATTCCTTGAACACACAATTAAATCAGACACAGATTCATTGTTAATTATATATTTGGCAATGGCTAAGCCAATGCCTTTTGTTCCTCCTGTAATTAATACTTTCTTATCAGTAAACGAATATTTTTCGTTGAATATGATTGATTTGACTGATTTAAGAAAACAAACAACTTTTAAAATAAATTGCGACAACAGTGTTAAAATCATTTTCTATTTTTATCTTGTTATTTGGTATTTAAGACATGTGACAAAAAATATAATGGGTAAATACAAGCACAAAATCAAAAAAAATAAAAAAAGAACCATTTAACAATGGAACGCGCATTAATTTCATGGCAAAACATGTATCTGAAATACCAAATTGGACAACAAACACTCAAAAAATATGTGATAATTTCTTAAACATTAATAATATGAGAAGATCTTTCACTGGTTGGTTTCCGTAAGTAATATAATTTCTTAAAAATTGAATTTAATTCTGAATAAAAAAAAGATTTAGAATAGGAAAATACATTGTAGATCTAAAAATCTGATTATATTATTTTTTCTCGAAAGATGGTGTTTCAGTGTGTAACTTAATACCAATGCCAATAGAATTTAATTCTTGGATGAATATATTTTTAGTCCATGAATATGGAACTAATTTGAAATTTGCAGATTCAGTCTTGCAATATTTGCAGTATGGAAGTTTATAATTTCTCATAAACGTATTTATTTTCTTACAGGTCATACATAATAATGCCGTCCACGAATTAGAATGTGTTCGCATTTTCTCCATCATTATTCTAGGACATCCTGCCGAAGCAATACAATCACTTTCCATATACCCTAAACGTAAACCTCCTTGATTCTTTCTACCTCCTACAGGTTGTCTAGTAATGGCATCTGTCTTTGCAGTTGAACCAACCGTTTGTTCGATTTCAGACACAAACTTTTGAATTCTCTGATAATTAACTGGGACACAATATAATTTTGTATCTATGTGATTTCCTGACATTCCACAGAACATTCTACGTTCTCCAATGTAATCTGCTTCGCCAATCCATTTCATAAAGTCTTTTTTGACCTTGTCATTCTTAATGGACTTGGTAATATGTTCAAAGTAAGATTTTCCTTCGTCTTTCAAATTTTCGAATATTTGCTCTATGTTCGTTTTTTTGAATGGAGTTCCATCTTGAAATAATCCAGTATACAGTGCTAATAAACTTAATGCACCTTCGATTGGTTGTCCAATTGTCATACGGGAAGGAATACCATGTGGATTAAAGATAATGTCTGGCACAAGACCGTCAGCCGTATATGGCATATCTATTGCTGGTAATAACAATCCGGCAACACCTTTTTGTCCGTTTGCTGTTGAAAACTTATCACCAATATTTACAGGTAATGGAATTCTCAATATAATTTTAGCAAATTGTTTACCTTCATGGTCGCTCCCTTTAAATATTGAAGTAACAATACCAGGATTACCTCGATATACTTTGGACACATCCTCATTAACATAATTTCCATTTTTTATATTACTGTTTAGTTTAGATACAATTACATCTCCAGTTTTAATTAGAGATCCTAATTTTGGTAAATAGGGATAATTCTCTTTGCCATCGCGCGAAATATATCCTAACTTTGACCTATTTGGTTTTATTTTGAGTGTTTCTCCTTCCTTAGGTAATCCAAAATTTTCAGAATCATCTAATTTTATATATTCATAAGTGACCAAGCAACTGTTAAATAATCCTCGTTCAGTCGCAGTTTTATTAATTATAATAGAATCTTCTTGATTAAATCCAGTATAACACGCAACTGCAACAAATACATTCATACCTGCTGTAGGAACAAATTGATTTACAATACTTCCAACAAGCGGTTTTTGTATAGTATACATATACGGTAGATCTTTCACTGTTAATGTACTGAAATTATCACAAGGTTGTCCGCATGCTTGTTTTAATTGTGTTTGAGCATAGGTAACTTTTGATATACTATTTTTATCTCTTGTAGATAATACTGGTATGCCGAACAATGCTTGTTCAACTTCACAATGTGAATACTGTTTTGTGGGATTTGTAAAATTTTCTTGTAATACATCATAACTATAACAGATTAATGTATTTTGCATTTCAGTTGGACTAATAAATTCTATAACTCCCTCTGCAGCTAAATCTTCTATTGTGACGTCTCCCTTCTTTAATTGTTCTAATTGTTTCTTGGTTATTTTCAATCCTTGTCGAAACTTTCCATAATCAAATCTAACTTTTGTTGTGCTGTAATCAAACTCTGGAACATTATTTTCAACTATTAATAATGGTCTCACTAATCTTCCCATTGAACAATCTAAATGAACTTCTTTATATAATGGATCCCAATATATAGTTGTGTAAGTCATGTCTATTATTCCTTTTCTTCTAAATACACGACATCTGTTTACAAATTTGGGTGCATTAAATGTGCATCCAATAATATTTCCATTAACAAATACATTTGTGCACAATGGATTTGATCTCGCAAATTCTTTATTTTTCATCAATTCTGTTCGATCGTGTTTGGTTTTTGACTCGTCTTGTGGCGTTATTGGAACCTTTTCAATATCAAAAATACCAAGGTCTGTTCTGTCAGAACCTTTTCCATAATTTAATATAAATTCTCTCAACACTGAACTTGATGTTCCTGTTGTTATTGTAGCGGTGACAGCCAATTGTTTTGTAGTTCCAATATTTTCATTAAGTGATGATTCAATTACACAAATATATCCAACATATGTTGGATGAACATCACGCATTTTGATTGCACGATATGAATGTGCTTGCGCTGATTTATTTGGGGTTTGAACATTTCTTAATTGCGCTATTCTGTTGATACTGTTCTTAATTTTTAACACCTGAGAACTTAAACGATTAGCAGTTGTTCTGCCACCTCCAATAGAAATACGTTCCTTTTTACCTCTTAATATTGCATCCTTAAGTGATTTGGTAAAACGTTTATGTCCGATAGAATTGTTCAATATATCAATTAATTTTACATCATCAAACTTTTTTGATTTAAATGCAGCAGCAAACTTAGTTTTTATTGTATTGACAATATCACTGTTGAATTTTTGTTTAAACGCATTTGCAAATGACACACCCACTGATCTTACATTTTTTCCAGCATAAGAATCACGATCACTTGATATGTCAATATTTAACTCCGTTTTTAATACATACAAGTGCAACATTTTATTGATCAAATATGACAAGAATGATACTTTTTTATTTCTGTCATCAGAAGTTTTCCCGACGTGTGGTAACATATAATTGTCAAGAATGTAATTTATTTTACTAATTCTATAATTGATAGAAGTTTCACTGTAATCTTGTTTGTGATCTTTGTCCAATCTAATAAACTCTTTTGCCATAGCTACCATAAGTGCGGTTCTATCATAAATTTTAGACAATGCATTTATATCAATTGTCTGATCGTCAACTTCTTTATAATTTTGCTGATAAGCATGAGACAATTGTCTGATCATTATTTCTGATATTTTATTTTGCGGATCGACAGGATCATCAGTTATTACTCTCTTGAATATTTCTTTGTCATTTGTTACTCCTAATAATCTGAAAAATAAATAAAATGGAAACTTGATTCTGGTCATATCAAGGCCACTTGTCAATGCAATATTTATGTGACCTTTGTCGCTCATGACAATTAAAATTTCAGAAGTATTTTGATATGAATCTCCTGGTTTAGAAATTAATTGCAACCGAATCATTTCATCTTGCGTTTTACCTAAATTCCAATTAATTCTTGGTCGATTGTACGCAGTTGATTCTAAACTATCAATAATATATTGATTACCATTAACAATGAAATATCCTCCTGGATTATTAATCTCTTCATTGTTCGTGCGCAATTCTAAATCGCTGCTAATATCACTGTACGTGCAAAATTTGGATTTTACCATTATAGGTATATGTGCAATCGCTATATTCGTACTGTCTTTTCTGATTTTCACTGTCTTGTCTTTGTAATATGCAGTCGCAATAACTTCAGCTTCAATTGATAATGATGCTTCATAAGTCCTACTTTCTCGTAATGCCTGTGATGGATAATCCTTGACAATTAACATAATTCCATTCTTGTTTTTGACTCTCATTATTGGCTTTCCTAACTTTGCATCGAGAACATTGACTTTTACTCTTATAAGCTCAATATCACCGTCCGTCAATTTAATATCCTTTGCTATGTTAAACGCTGCCATAATTTCTTTTAATGCAATATCTCCCATTTTATTAAATGATTGAATATTATGTCCAACTACACCATTATCTCGTAATGTGGCTGTTATAAGCACTGTTAAATCATCAGTTGTAATTCTGGTTTTTGATTCGGACATCTTTTCAATCTAAAAATATGCAATATATATTACTGATTATACTAATCAAATTATATGTTTAAATTAAAGAGGGACCCCTCCGATTATACTCGAACCATCGTATAATTTGATTAATGTACAAATTGTATTAACATAAATGGATAACAGTTGGGAAAATATATTTGCTAAGCTTGTTGTTGGTTATTTGATTGACTTTAAATGTGATCATTGTGACCAACAATTAACGACGAAAGAAAATTCTAGATTTACATGTAATGAATGTGACATAAAAGACTATAGCACAGATGGTTGTCATATTATTACATCCGTTCAATGTAAAATAAAAAATTGTAAGAAAAATGTCAATGTTGATGATCGTACTCAAACTGGAGGAAATCTATTTGATGTTAATTTGTTTTGTGATCTGGGTCAAAAAAGAACTTGTTATGTTTGGACACATCGACACATATCTCCAATGTAATTTTTCTTGATGAGTTTCAATGAATTCTTCAGATAAATCTTGATGGATTGGCAAATGAATCCAATCCTGTGATTTTGTTCATTTTATAGTTAGTTCGTACATAATTTATCAACTAATAATTCAATTTTTATGTCACTAATATTTTTTTATTTATCATGATGTTTGAGTTAATATATATCAGAAAATTAATAGCTAATAATATATAATATATACATCATGAGCAGTAGTATAAAATATAGTCGCGAATACGCATTGAAAACGGTTGATGGCAAAGATAAAAAAGTGATCATCAAAGAAAAAATACTTGATGGTACCAAAGGATTGAGTTTCAGAGTATTATTAGTAGATGGAGATAAAGCAAAGGGAATAAGCGGAAATCAACAAGAAAACGGCAAATTTAAAATATTTGACTATAAAAATAAAGAAAGAGTAGAAAGAAAAGATGAGATATCAATTGCAGATTTAAAGAAAATGGCAAAATCTGACAAAACATTAGCTTTCTTACAGGTTTATTTTGAAAAGGAACGAAGTAAATGGATTAAAGGAGGGAAGGTAAAAAAACGTGTAGTTAAAAAGAAAAAACGTGTTGTCAAAAAGAAAAGAGTCGTTAAGAAAAAGAAAAGAGTTGTTAAGAAAAAGAAATAAATATATCGGCAAACTTGTATCAATATAAAAATTGAATTATTTTTTAATATAAAAGAAGATGATCAACTTAAAATTAATAATGATAATGATTACCGTATCAACAGCAATATGCTGGAAAGGAGAATTGAAAACGTATGAAAATTGTGGAGAAGAGAACCCAGACGGTTCAACTGTAGCTAGTGTTACACTAGATTCCAGTGAATGTACTCAACAAAATTATGGTCATGATGCCAAAGCAATTTGGTTTCACGTTGTTGACATAAAAGATGACAGCGTACATATAAAATTATATGAATTTCCTGGTTGCAATGGAGATTCTACATCTAAAGAATCTCATGAATGTGGATCTTGTGACAAACGCCGAATCAAATGGGATTGTGGCGGAGGATCATCTGCAGGCACTGTTATATTAATATTATTTATGTTTGTATTACTTGGCGGATTAGGGTATTATGTGTATAAAAAACGAGACATAATCAAATCTAAATTATCTACATACAAATGGTTTGAGAAAAAATCATTGACAGAAGTAAATCCCACAATTTATAATACAATTGAAAAAGTATAATTATTTATTTTGTTAATTCATCTATTAAATTGGACATTATTATAGCTACTTCATCTGCTGTTATTTTTTGTTTTTTATTAATTTTTTCAACCGTACATTTGATAAATTTGAGATCCAATGATTTTTCAAAATCAAAATTATGTTTTTTAAGTTCTTCTAACATATTGAACAATACATATTCCTTGAGTGTATATTTACATTTGAACAATTTGTTGTGTTCTTGAAATTCTTTGACATTGCCGGTAAAATTACATTTTTCTTCGTCACATTTAATTTCTAATCTATTTATAATTCGTTCGTTTCTGTAATCTGTAATTATCTCTAGCGGACCAACTCGACATTTCGGACACAAATTCTTTTTGCTTTCATTTTTCCAATTTGTAATGCACAAATAACAAAAACTGTGAAAACAATTCTTTAATACACATGGATTATTTTCAACGTTCAAACAAATTGAACATACAATGTTACAGGGATGCTCTAACAATTCTTTTTCACTTTTTGTAAATAATTTCAAGTCCATCGTTTATGTTTTGGATTTAATTATTTTGGATGTATATTTTATCAAAGTTAAAATATGAAACATGAACAATGGAACGAAATAATATATCGGCTAGATAAATTTGATTTGTATTATGACAAAATAATACCATTTTCATTTAAAAAATTTATAAAGTTTGAACCACAAAATGATGCAGCCATAGAGCGAATTATATCAATAAAATCAGTTTTTAAATACCCATTTGGAAATTCAATTAAAACGATATTACATAACTCGATGAATACCGATATTGTAGAAATTATAAAGTCATATATGCACCGTTGCGACCTGATGCCAAATTGTTCATTTGGAATTATTGCAAATGGAAATATGTTAATACATGAAGAATCAATCACTGAATTTCCATTTTACCCAAAACCAATAAGTATTCCAACACGCATAATATCATATTCTAACATAACATATTTTATAAGAAGTGATCAACAAATGTTATTGACGATCAAAAAACGAATGTATAGTATGCCCATAAAAATACATGACGAAATTACATACGACAAGGTTTATCTAACAGATAACATATTTGTTACATATGGGTTATTGCTCATCAAGAATAAACTTTGAATATACTATTCCAATAAAAATTATGCGCGTCCCAGAAGAACTTAATTTAATAAGTGAGATGATTTGGATCGCTATTTTATTTATTATCGGAGTTATTATATCTATTATCGGAGTTATTATATTTATTGGCGGATTTATAATCGGAGGTTATTTAATAGAATGCAAATATGTTTATTTAGGTTACAACAACCCTGGTTATGAACTATTATTTGTAATTTTATGTGAGGTACTATATTTAATTTCATTGTGCATTGTGCTTCTGATAATTAAAGGAACATGTGGTCTATGTAATATAATAAAAAAATATTGCAAGAAAAACAATGCATAATTTTCTTTTTTAAAAATTGAAAATACAAACAATATAAAATACAAAATACAAAATACAAAATGACTGATAATTTATCTGACTATTCTAAATTTGTTGTATATGAAAAAAAGTATTATGATATAAAAGTAGAAATGACACTTACCCAACGTATGAGTGGACTACAATTCAAAAGTGGATATATACATAAACACATTGATTTTAATGAATTTGCTAAAAAAGAGACTAAAATACCAGCAGGTTATAAAAAAACTGATTTTTCAGAATCATGGAAATTGAGTTATTATTGTGATCCTAATAAAAATAGAGTTCAAAAAGAAGCAAAAGACAAACACGAAGGATGTGCCATATATATAACCCTTGATAATGGCGGATCACCATTTGTAGTATATCATGGTTCGAAAGTCCATATTTATAAGATAGATAGTGAAAAATATTATGTTCACGATAAAGATTGGGATGACGAAAAAACTAGACATAGATTATTTACTAAACATGTAGTTAGTTATGATCCTGTCAAAGTTTTTATCGGAACATGTCCGAATTATGGACATCCAGGCAACAGCATATTATTACAGCTATCAGATAAAAAATATGTGTACATTGGCGAAAAAATAAAAACATTCACCACTGTTAATAAAATAGTTAAATATTCATCAGAAATTGGTAACAGTAATGTTCCTTACCCATATGCTGTTGATGACAAAGGCCGTCATTATTTAATAATAGAGGATGTAATCGTTAACAAACGACCACAATGTAATAAAGACCCATATCAGTATTATTATAAATTTGGTTTAATCACTGGAACTAACATTGATAAATTGTATGTAGGTGATCATGAATGTACAATGAGATATCAAACGAATCCTGAAAAATATTATGATGACAATCCAATGATGTATATTGTATGTGATGGTAAACGTAAAAAATTATCCAAAAAATATTACATTTGGTTGATGAATATTCACAAAAAGAAAGCAGGCATTGATAATATTGAAAATATTATGATCATCCATGATCGGATAATGTAAATTTCTGTATAATTTTCAACTTTTTTTAAACAAATACAACGTACATTATCATTTAGAAAATTAAATTTTATATTATTTATAAAATCATCATATGTATCTTGAAGATTATCTAATACTTGTATTGTGGCCAATTGTGTTAGAATATGCAGATATAAATCTATTTAATTGTAAAAACTACGTGGAATTTGCAAATATACTATTGAAGAATGGATCAGACCCAAATTCAAATAAAAACGGTTATTCTGCAATATTATCAGCTTCCTTTAACAAATATTGGGAACTAGCTAAGTTATTATTAAAATATGGGGCAGATCCAAAACGTGGCACACATTATGGTAATTACCCACTTCATTACGCTTCTAAACATGGTCAATTAGATTATATCAATCAGTTATTAAATAAAGGCGCTCACATTGAAAGAATAAATTACTTAAAAATGACCCCATTAATGGTGGCTTCTACTAGAAAAAACAATGCTAAATGTGTGAAATTGCTGTTGAATAAAGGAGCTAATATTCATGCAAAGAACGTTGACAATCACTCACCTTTCTTATTATCAGCTTGTTATAGTCAATGGGAAAATATGAAAGTTATGGTGCACAGGGTTCACAACGTAAGTCCAATAACAAAATTTGGCAATACACCTCTTCATTATGCGGCAGCACAGGGTAACCTAGAATGTGTTGAGTTGTTATTGGATTGTGGAGCGTACAAAAACATGATTGGGAGATATAATAACACTCCATTAGATTGCGCTCGTGAGAATGGACATTTAGATTGTGTGATGTTAATTTATTGTTACCGCGGATACATGATAAGATCGGATATATAATAAAATCTATTCTAATATAATTTGTTTTTTGTCAGTTCACTTGTATGGACAAAGTACTTCTATTTTTAAAATTTGAAGATATGAAATTACATATATATAACTCAATTATTTAACATAAATATTTAACAGATTAACGATGATCATAGAAAAAGATTTTACAGATTTATTAACATTGAGTAGTGAGGAAGCTCATAAACCCAATAAACAAACGTTTCTGTTAAATTTATTGAAAAATATGTACGAAGGGAAATGTTATAATAAATCATACATAAAAGAGATAATAGAATTAAAAGAATATTCTAGTTTATCTGGGTTTCAGATAGAAGTTAATGATGGATCGCACAGATATTCTATATTATTTCGCGCAAAATGTGTATTTTATCCAAAAGGATATGTTATTCCAGACTGCAAAGTAAAGAAGGTGACTTCATCCACTGTGACATTTAAAAATGAATATTCCATATGCAATATTCAAATGAACAGATTAACTGGAGTTCCTATTAAAATAGGATCTACACTACCGTTAGTTGTGTTACAGAGTCCAAAATATATATTTGGAACGTCAAATATAATTGTATTGGCAATGCCATTGTCGATTAGCGCTCGTAACACATTTACTCAATCTATCGGTGTTATAATTCCAGAAAAAATGATCGAAAAACTTGGCAAAGCTACGGATGAACTTAAAAAATTAATGGAAAAAAATACGAAAAAATTAAAAGGAGTGCATTTAGATCGATACAAATATTTTAGCAAAATATTTTTAACTGGTGTAGATAAGAAAAATTTGCCCCCTGGTCAATGGAAAAAAATAGATTTATTTGATGTCAAAACGTATCCTAAACAAGATGTGGTGTTGGCATATTCTCATTATCAGTTGTCGCATTCAGTTTATTATAGACCAATTGGCAAACAAGATGAAAAAAAATATAAATTGGCATCGTATCACATAATTGGAAATTCTATATTAAAATATAAAAACCTGAACAATATAATCTGTTATATGAGCGTAATTTATGAAAATGACAAATATTTTGAAGAAAACAAAACCTTGTTTAAGCATTGGACAAAAAAAAGAGGAAATAATTAAAATGATAAATATATTAGACAGAAACGACAAGGTCACTGTCATGACATTTTTATTCAATATCAATGAATCCAATAAGAGCATATTTCAAGAAAATTCAATTGGAACTGCAATCGATCTTGATCGATTACCAACCAAAATAATCAATGATTTGTTTTCATTTGTAAAACCCAAATACACCAAATTATTAATGATATAAATGTCTTGTTCCAAGAACGCCATTTCAAAAAAATAATAAATACATTGTGATATTTTTTTAGCAAATTAAAAAGACATTGTCTATTAAATTATACATCATGTCATTAATTGTTTCATTACAGGAATTCAATAAACATGGATCAAAAGAAACTGCATCGACAAAGAAACATGTTAAAATAACAAACAAAAAGAAAAAGGAATCACCATTGATTGTAAAATTAGATGAGCAAATAAGTGAAAAGTTAATTGTTCCATTACAGAAAGACTGCAAACATATGACCGTTCAAGGGGTCATTGATTATATAAATAATATACCCTAACATCAATGCGAGGTTTCAATCAAATTATTACAATTGTAAAATACATCAATTTTCATTCTAATATTTTAAATAATAACAAATATGTATATGTATTAAATATGTCAACAGCATTACAAGGAGATAAAAATCATGGTGACAGAAATGTCAACCTAGCTGAGATGGAATTAAATAAAGAGATAGTTCTGAAAGAAAATATTAAAAAAGCAAACTCAATATATAGGAAAATAATCAATGAATATCAAAGAGACACCGATCTAATAAACCGAACTAATGTAAAATTACACACATATTTTACTGATATGTTTCCCAATTTTTCACGACGATTTCCAATTGTGTTTAAATTTATGATGATGAGAAAATATCATCCCAAAGCATTCAAATTGTTCTTAAAATTATCGCAATCGTGTAAAACACTAATATCAAAAGAAAAACAAATTGGATTTCAAGCGTCGTATGTCAAACGATTAATGATGTTAATACATAAAAATTGTGGAATCAAAGAGGCAACAGCAATATCCGAAACAATAAAAAAGGAATTGCTCAAAGAAATGACAAACATAGAAGGTGCTCAAAAAGAATATTTTCGAGCAGCCAAACAAAAACAAGAAGACATATACAAAAGTCGCAGAGATAAATTCTTCCAATTTATAAAAAATGAACGAGATCTACCAACAACAGATGATAAAACTAAATAAAATATGGAGTTGTTCTATTATTGTGATAAGTTCGTTCTATTCTTCTTTGTTTATTTCTGTAATTCTCGCGACGCATCTCGTCTCTCATGCAATCATTTCTGTAATTTATTCTGTCAATATATTCAACATTGTTGGATATATTTTCATATGTGCGTTGTTTCAAGTAAATATCATTAGATAATGAATCATCTAATCCTTTTCCGAGAAACACACATGATCTCTTTATAATTTTTGGCACATGTTTGTGCAAATATTTAACATAAAATTTGTAAATGATATATTTGAAGATCCAATCACCAGGACGCATAAACATCAGATCAATAAATATTCTAATCATCATTGTATAATTTTACATATATTCAAATTGCGTTATTTATCATTATTTATTACTAATTTATAACATATTTTTTTTGAATTTATAATTTGATTAAAACAACATATTGTAAAATAATGGAAACAAACTGTTTAAACAAATATTTTTATACCGATTTAGTGAAATTAATATTGGATTATCTTTGGTTGAGAATTGACGAAAACGATATTTCAAAAATTTCAGACAAATATATCGAAAATATCATTGTTGATTTGAACAAAACAAAATATAATGATGAACATAGAAAACTTATGCGAAAAGTAAATATTGGATTTAACAAAATTCCGGATACGCTGATTAATTTAACTTATTTAAATTGTCGTTCTACAAAGGTTGCAGTCATTCCTGGTACATTGATTAATTTAACTTATTTAAAATGTCGTTCTACAAAGGTTGCAGTCATTCCTGGTACGTTGATTAATTTAACTGAATTAAATTGTTCAAAAACAAAGGTTGCGATTATTCCAAGTACATTGATTAATTTAACTAAATTATATTGCTATTGCACAAATATTGCTGTTATTCCTGATACGTTGATTAATTTAACTGAATTATATTGTTTGAACACAAATGTCACAGTTATTCCTGATACGTTGATTAATTTAACTACTTTAATTTGTTGGGACACGAAGGTTGCGGTTATTCCTGACGCGTTGATTAATTTAACTAAATTATATTGCTATTGCACAAATATTGCTGTTATTCCTGATACGTTGATTAATTTAACTGAATTATATTGTTATAACACAAATGTCACAGTTATTCCTGATACGTTGATTAATTTAACTAATTTAATTTGTTGGGACACGAAGGTTGCGGTTATTCCTGACGCGTTGATTAATTTAACTTATTTAAATTGTACACATACAAAGGTCGCAACTATTCCCAATACATTGATTAATTTAACTGAATTATATTGTTATAACACAAATGTCACAGTTATTCCAGACATATTGATTAATTCACAAAGTCTTTGACTTTGTCAAAATGTCCCATTTTGGACTGAATTAAATTACAATTTATAACAGAATTTTTTTGTAATTTATAATTTGATTTATGATACTACAATACACAATGACAGAAAATAATGAAGAACCAAAAATCGAAGAAATACCACCGCGAATTAAAAAACGGAATAAAATAAAAAAATGGTTTAACGAAACAAAGATGGTTATATACGCTGTACTTATGTTTCCAAAAATGATATTAATTGACGGATTTAACCCATATCCATAATCTATTTTTTTTGGAAAATTGCATAAGAATATAATGATGCGAATTGATTATCTTGTTTTTCTGTTACAACTATATTAAATTCGTTGAAATCACTGTAAGTTCCCATGTATTTCAAATCCATTTTTACTTTTTTGAAACAGGTAATCAATTCATCAAAGTTTATTAAATATTCATGAATCAATTCACTCCCAGTAAATGGCAATGATAATTTGATTTCATGTTTATTTGTTCTGATAATGTTATATTTATCAGTTTTCCAATTACCTTTGTGTTCATCTAAAAGAGCATTTACTCGCGAACCATCAAACGCCACCATAGAAAATCTGCCTCCTTTACACAGCAAACACGAGATCAACTTACAGATATTTGCAAGTGTTTTTTTATCTCGTGCAAAATAATGCATCGCATAATTACAGGAAATCATTGCAACGCCTTTATTGGGCATCGGAATATGTGTAAAATATTTTAATACATCTTTTGGTTTACCTTCTAAATCCGCATGCACTGTATAAGTTCTAAAACCACGAAAGGAAAACTTACGACTATTTAACTCTTCTAACGCCGCTGCATCAATGTCTACAAATATTGCATTATCCATTCCGAGACTTTGCCAACGTGCGAGATCTTGACCTTTACCAGCCGCTAGATCAATTATCCATTCTATTTTTGTCCCTCCACTACATCCTTTAAACTGCGTACGTGCAAGATCAAGAACTTTTGATTTTACTATTGATCCCATTTTACGAACAGCCTTAAACTTTTGTACAGCGTCATGCTTAAAATATCCACTATATTCACTGGTTAATTTTCTCAGATCAAAATCAGATACATAACTCCAGTAAATCATATCTGCAATTTTGAAATCATTACCGAATAATATTCCAGCATCAGCTAACTTTTGTCTGTCGTGTCTAATTCTCATTAAATCCCATTTTGAAAAATGTCCATCGAACTTACGAAATTCTCCTATCTTGCCATCATAAGTTGTATTTTTAGTTGCGAATATATAATCGCTTGGATTATCACTTGGGGAATAATGTATCGGTTGATATTGTTCGGACCGTTTGTCTGGAAATATAATGTCGTATCCGGCAATATACGGAATATCCAAATCATATCGAATTTTCTTTCTGATTCCGCTAAATAGTATATATACTGTAAATCCCTTTTTAATAAGTGAATTATAAGGTTCTATTTTTTCCATTTTTTTAGGAACACGTTTCATCAAGAAGTCAACAGATAGAAACTTGGAAGGTTTCCATTTATAAACAATCATATTATTATAATAATTGTTGCGTTCTCTTCCAAAATTGTGTCTATTTTTCTGATATCCTCCGCGTTTGAATGTTCTTCCTTTGTTATAATAGGGTTTCTTTTGGGTCTCAAATTGATCGGGATAAAATATTAGTCCATCTATTTCATAAGGAGCTTTCCTTCCATACATTTTTTCTATTTTTTCTTGATAATTATTAGCATCCAATTTAATAAATGGTTTCGGTGCACAATTTTCAATAACAGATGATGCGGGCGCTAAATATTGCAATCTTTTGCCGAATGGTTCGTACATCAAGTTTTTTCCATTAAACATCAATACATCAAATGAATGAATCTTCCCTTCAACATATTCAGCATCTATTATTGTTGTTAATTTTGGATCAACAGTAAATTTGTCATTGTTCTTGGTTTCTTCCATTATCAATGGAATATCCTCTTTTTCGATTTTATTCGTAATAATAGAATATACTCCATCATTGATTATAACTAAACTTCTATCTCCATCTGCTTTATCTGTTACATAAAAATTATTAATTTTTTCTAATATATCTTTAAAGAATGTATTAATAGTTAATTGATGAACTTGATTTGTTATGAATTTTAATCCTCGAGATGGATCATATCTTTTAATTCCTAAAATTTTAGTTATTTTTTTGATCCTATTTTTGAATAATATATCTTCTTTTTTCACATCTGGCGAAATTACTGATAAAAATGTTATTTCTGCGTTGGCTAATTCATCGTCATCACGAATAAATATGTCAAAATTGTCTCCAATATATTCCATTTCAAATTCATAATCGCTGTAAGTTTCAACATATTTAGAATTTACAAACAAACTGCCTGCTAAAATTCCTTTAAAACTTTTTTTGAACATTTCATGTAATCCAGACTTAATATTTGAACTTGGTATATTAATCATATTTAATAGAGTTAAATCAAATCTCCATACACCAGATATGAATGATGTTCTGATTTTTGTTCTCACTGTCAATTCTTTGCCCATTAAATTTACTGATAATAATGGAATTTCATCAGATAAGGCTATTCGGTAATTAATATCAGACACTTTTAATCGTTCGTAATAAATTCGTTCCTTCTTTAAATACAATTTTTTATATTCTTTTGTTTTTATTGTTGGTTCCTCTTTGTATTCTCTTCGTAATAGCTGCTCCCTAGTACCAATGTCAACAATATACGAAAAAGAAGGTTTTCCATGGACATCTAACAAAGTTCGATAAATTTGTATGAAATCAGCAGCGTTTGGCACAGTGTATTTAAATTCTAATTCAAAATCACCTTTGCCCAAATTTTTCAATTTATCTCGAAAATCCATTTTATATGATAATATTATATTAACCCACATATATTCACATTTTAAAACATAATAAAACATAACATAATGAACGAAGAACAAATAAAACAACATCCAATATTTGGGATCATATACAAAAAGTTGTGTTGTTTAGGAAAACTAAGAACAAAAGAAGACAAGAGATTATTTTTCAGTAAATTTGAAACTAAAAAACAAGATGACATGACCGAAAAAGATTTAAAATATCAAAAATATGGAACAGATATTATGAATTACATAATGGAACAAGAACTCCCATCACAATTTAATATGTTCGGTTTTATAAAAACAGGATTAAAGTTATTTTCTGATTATATTGAAAAATGTTTTGATGTCGATTTAGCTGATTCATTTTTACATGATAAACCATTATCGTATGCACATGTATTAGACCTAAATAACACAATGCGAAAATTACTTGATGATTTTGTTTCACTGTTGCCATGTAAATTGCCGAAAACGATAACAAAATATTTGTACAATGATTTAGATGACTATTTACTCAGTTATCAAAATATCAGAGACATCATCATCGAAAAAACAAATGAAGATATTGAAAAAATAATAAGAGAATATATGTACACCTACGAAGAAACAGACAACATTGAATACATAGACAATATTGAATATATAAAAGAAAATGAATTAAACCTCGCAGATCTTATGAATGACAATCATAATTTGACAGAAAATCATATCGAAAGGAAAAAAATAGTGGATAAAGTTTTTGAAGATATGTTTTCATCTAAGTAATAATATAAAATGCCGGAGGGACCAGAAATCAAATGTTTGACTGAAAAACTGAAACGTCGGCTTAAGGGGAAGGAAATATTCGAAATAAAAACCATCGGCACAAGTCCAATAACAGTAGAACCTGCCAAGATATTATCAGTAAAATGTAAAGGTAAAGTAATATACATCAAAACCAACAAATATTACTTATTTATTCGCTTGTCATTGTCTGGATGGGTGAGATTCGGTGGCAACACAGGGTCACGCAACAGCACAACTGTTGACGGAAAAGACAATATACCAAATCCAGAGACTTCAACTGCTGACCATATACGTTATTCCAAAACTAAAAACGCCAAATACATAATTTATCTTTCATCGCCCATTGAAAAAATGTACATCACATCTCAAAGAAAATTCTCCAAAATATTTATATGTCAAGACAATTTAATAACTGGGAAATTAGGGGTGGATATATTCTCTCCAGCGTTTTCTTTGTCATTATTTAAAACTAAAATTAAATCTCGTAAAATGATGATCTCGGCGTTTCTGTTATCACAAAAAATATTCTGCGGTATTGGCAATTATATCAGAAATGAGGCCTTATATATTTCTAAAATTCATCCTCGACAGAAAACCAATAAACTTACTGATATTCAAATAAAGGATTTATATAACGCTATACGGTTTGTTATATATTCTAAGTTATTGACTCAATGTCCGGATCTAAAAGGTAAATTGGTCGGAGTTCCAAAGAAATTAGAGATTCCTTACAAATATCGCGTCTATCAGCAAAAGAAAGATCCAAACGGGAATGTTGTGAGTACAATGATCAGCGGAGGAAGGCGATCATTTTTCGTGAAAAAACTACAAATAATATCTAGTTAAGATAAATTAAATCCCATGTAATATTTTTGTTGTCGAGAAAGACCTTTTGCATAATTATCTAATTTCATATTATGTCTCTTCCAATAATGAGCCAAACTTTGTGAAGGTGAATGAATAATTTGTCCTAACCTATCATTGAATTTTTGTAGTTCTATCGCATCTATCATATATTGTTCATTATCGTAATAATTAAAGACGAGATTTGCAATATCTATATTTAATTCTGACATTTCAGAAATATTATATTTGTCAAGTTTTTTTTTATTATTTTTCAGTTTCAACTTTAATCTCAATTTATCGAGCATTTTCTTGCCAGATACTGAAATTCTGTGTCGCGACATTATATAATTTGTCTCATGTATTCATAACACAAAAAATATTAACAAACCCAGAAAGAAAATGATCTGATATTGAATTGTTACAGATTAATGCAATATGATTATAATTATTATCTATTATTATTCTTTGTGGCGGTGTATCATTGCAATCATGGCAATCATGATAATTCAATCTATAATCTAATTTTTTGTATATATATTTGCATGTTTCATATAAATTGAATAATCGTAAGTTTAAAATGACAGATTACAAACATAAAATTATATATGTTTTACTGAAAGACAAAGAATATAATGAAATTGAAGACTATGACACCATTTATTCTACATTAAATGAATATATTGTGAATGATTTGGTTAAAATATGCATGGATTATCTGTTATTTGATATTACCAATAAACAACATTTATATGATAAATACCACCCACATTGTATAAGGATAGATTGTGAAAAAGTAGAGAGTCCCAGATTTAAATTCAGAATCGATTGTTATCGCAAATATATAAGCACAATGAGTTATTACCGTGCGTCCATAATTCTTAAACCAAACAATGTTATACCAATAGCTATAACAATAGGATCAAAATGGGTATCAGAGCATGCAGTATATGATTCAATTTATTGTGCAATTACAAAAAATACAAATGGAGCAATGTTTATGTTGGTATAATTATACTTTTTTACAAAAAATCTATTCACATTATTCTTCAATGTTTTTTTATGGGTTTACAAATATCATGTTATCCAAATAATAATGAAAATATAAATGAACATATGACCGCTATTAATTTTCCTAACGCTTCTGTTTGATCATGTGTAAGTTTTTCTTCAGGAATAAGTTTTTTATATTCTTCCCGCTGTCTTTCTTCTTTTTCTCTTCTTTTTACATCAACTTCGTTGAAGTACATGCGGTTAGAATATGCGGAATCAGATTCACATATTCCTTGGTGCGTATTATTTGTGTAAACCATCTTTATATATTTGTCTAAATTCAATTTTCTCTATAAAAAATAATCTATGTTTTCCGCTGATGGTCGTGTGATTTTATTATTCCATACACAAATGTGTCAAATAAACTTTCAGCAAGAATCTCAGCGATTGGTTTGTCTGAATTTTCTGTCATTCTTCGATCGACAAAACGTAAATATAATGGTCCATATTTTACAAGCATATTCGTCAAATTAAATTTATAATCGTTGTCAAAATATTCGGCAATTATATTGGAAATGTCTATGTTTAATCCTGATAGTTCAGAAATATATTCTTTATTGAAATTTGTCTCGGTCATTGATATTTTATACGTCAAAGTATTTATTAGTTGGATAAGATCTCCAATTATTCAATTTATAAGGATTATTAAATACGGATTTACGTTGCGGAACATCCATATCTGAAAATTGTTGAGTATTAGAAGAAGCATTTGATCGATTTATTGAACGCGGAAATATACCACCGTTAGCTTTACCGATCTTTTTATTTTTCTTAGTCCTGTACAACATATAACTTGGGGAATCGTCTTCCATGGTCTTTTCTGATAACTCTCCGTCTTTTCCACGTAACTTTGGCGAACATAAACGCAACACTCCGTTTTGATTATTTCCTATCCACCACATATTGTAATCTATATAACCCATATCACGATAAGATTGCGGACAAGAACGTAATCTTGATGGATCAGTTGTGATTCCATCATTTGCAACTAGATTTTGATAAAATGGATGACATGTCCATCTGTTACATAATATTGATCTATAAGGGAATTTTTGTCTGTAATACATGCCAGCTTGCTGATAATTTTCTTGAACAACAGGAATAGATGTACCCGGTAAACTTTTAATTTGTTCCCTTGTTTGTTTAGAAACTGGTTCTTTTTGGAATGTGCTAAATCGTAACATGTTATATAATTACAGACAAAGTATTGTGTGATGTTGGCCAAACTATTTAATAATAAAATCTCAAAGTATTTGAATTTATTGCTTAATTAAATAGACGCAATATCAATTTACAAAATGGAACATAAAAAAATAAGATGAACATCTGTTAGTTAACTTCGTAAAACCATATATTCACTGAATCCGGGGTACATTACGTCAATACGAACATTTACAGTTGTGATATCAGAGAACGTTACAGTGTCTAATAATAATCGCCATCCTAATAATCTAAATCCATTGATTTTTTCTATATTCTTTGGCTTAGTTCGCAATTTAATCTTAACATTAAATGATTTATAAGTTGGCGAATTGGAATTAAATTCCAAAACCTGCATTGCTTTGCTGATATAATTGCAATTATTATAACACACGTTTATATTGTCAGTTCGACATCTTAATTCCATTTTTTCTAATAGTAGATGCAACAAATGATTTTTAGGAATTATAACATTATTGTATGAACATCCATCTCCGTGATCTTTAAATTTCTTTTCGTTATTTGAATTTTGGAAATAACTACAATATAACGGCATTGGAGAATATAAACAAGATGTTATAAATTCATAAATTTTTCCTAACTTTGTTTTTCCTCGATAAATAAATGAGCAATATGAACCAACCGGTTTAGTATCTCCTATTATATCGTTACGTGGAATACGGATATTTTCGACGTTTACTTTTTCAATATCAGTGACATATTTTAGTCTTCTGTTACATCTTTGTCTTTTGATTCCGAATTTAAAACTTTTTGTGATTGTAAACAACTTGCCCCATGTTGGCTTTTTATATTTATATTTACGTTTGAAGTTTTTGAATTTCCCATAATTAGATCCGGACCAATAAGTAAATATTCTACTTTTGTACGACGCTATAAGTTTTACTATTGCATAATTTCCACCAAATTTATTCATAATTATTCTATATGTTTTGTATTCTCTCAAACAATCTTTGTTGTTAAACGCAAATGAATAACCTCTTCTTATAACTTTATCCATACGATTGCCAAACGGAATTATATTACCATATGTATTAGTGTTGAAAAATAACGATGATTTGCAATATCCGGTGATTAATGTATCTGTTGCCTCTACAGTTGTATATAATATACCTCCGGCATAATACATTTGGATGTAAGTCAAATCGAAACCACTTATTATTTCATCTGCATTTGTATTTGATGTTCCAATGAATTGAATTTTAAGTTTTGCAAAATCAGGATTGTTGCATTTTATGTATCTCACATCTTTAACTGCTCCATATTCTTTAAACTCTAATTCTCCAAATTGTTCTAGATATTTTATCATCTCATTTAAATTACGTTCTATATTATTTCCAATGAAAAATATATCAATGTCACTGTCTCCGATTTCTAGGTCCTTTCTAATAGTTTTTAATAAAAATCCACCAGCGATCACATATTTAGTTTTATCGAATATAAATTCTTCAAAAATACCATATGTATTTATTTTAAATTCTTTATTAAACTCCTCCTGACATTCAGTTAAATCATGTTTAGTTTCATATATTGTGTTCATAACATGTTGATATTTACGGTCACTTTTTACAACTTTATTGGTTCCAAAACATGGAATAACATAATTAGTGCTTTTAATTAACTCCATTTTTTAGATTGTGTATTTGGTATATTTAAAATACGTTTTTCAGTTTTTATTTGTGCTAATATAATCATGAAAAAACATAGTTCAAAGAAAGGTAATAAAAAACGTGGTGGCGCATCATATCAAGACATGTCTACTGTCAAAAAAGTTGGCCTTGCAGTTTTATATTTGGTTATTGTTTACATAATCATTATTCTCGTAGTTTGGCTTGTTCAAAAATCCAAAAAAGATAAAATGTACAAGACATTGCCAGGCGGTATGACAGTGTACAGAGACCCTCGATCGAGTGTAGTACAAAAGGGAAAAATATTAAAACCATTTCAAGAATCAATGCCCGGTTTAGCAGCTACCCAAAGAGGACTTAGTGCTGATGATATTGCAATGCAAATGGGAAGAGCAGTTATGCAAGAAGCAGGAGATCCATTAGAAACTGGGTCTAGAGAACCAGAAAACGAATTACTTATTAGACAAGGAGAAAAGGCAGCACAATTATTATTAGGAAATGAAGCTGCAAATGATATTGCTAAAAAAGAATCATATCTACATCATAATATGCCATATTATTAATTGTCTTGTTGCTTCCTGTTGTAGAAACACATAGTGTTTCAGAATTGCTATGCAATTCGTCTCCGAAGGATCCTTACTCTTCGAGTCTAATATCGAAGATATTAGCTAAATACGTTGTATTTGAGAGGCTAACTGCCACGCTAAATTGACCTTGCCAAACACTGTGGGTTTGTTGAGAGCGGCCGAATTTTTTCCGGATAGTTCATATTTTTTTGTTAATTTCATAAAAATTGATTTTTTTAATCAAATAAAATGAAAGACTTGCACCAAGATAAAAAATTATTTGATGAATTTATTTATAATATGAATTGGCACAAAATATCAATAAATCAAATTCTGTCAGAAGGTTTTATAAGAGAATTCAAAGATAGAGTTAGTTGGTACGAAATATCAGAATATCAAATTCTGTCAGAAGATTTTATAAGAGAATTCAAAGATAGAGTTAGTTGGGTGCACATATCAATACATCAAATTTTGTCAGAAGAGTTCATCATAGAATTCAAAGATAGCGTTTGTTGGAGATACATATCAGTATATCAAAAGTTATCAGAAGATTTTATAAGAGTATTCAAAGATAGAGTTTGTTGGGGATACATATCACTACATCAAATTTTGTCAGAAGATTTTATAAGAGAATTCAAAAATGTTATGTGACCAACAGTCTTTTTCAACGTGCATGTGAGCGACATAATTTCGAAATAATGAAATACTTGATTTCACGTGATATAGATGCTCGGAAAACTAAAGTTCAAAAATTAATGAATGTGGGTTGTTTATTGCCATATGAAATACTTCCTACGTCAATTGACGCAGAAACATGTGATAATTGGGCTATGGAATTGGCGGTTGCACATAATGATACCGTGTTAATTAAATTGCTCATGACATATCCTAAAAAGAAATCCTTGAACAATACCATTAAACTTGGCCTAACAAACATGGAATTTAACAGATATGAATCTAAATGCAACATATGCAAAGAAAAAAGAAAAAAGAAAAAAGAAAAAAAGAAGAGTCATATTGAATAAAATTAAGATTTTAAAATTTCAGCTGAAAAATCTATGAGCAGATCAACTTCTTTACATTTCATATTTCTAACTAATCTGGTCTATTATTTGGCCGTAAACTTCAGTATATTCGGGGTAATTTTGGCCAAATTCGACGTATAAGTCAGTATCAGGGTCATAAATGTAAATAATTAATCCACTGTCATCTTCAACGTAATAATATTTTTTTCCATCATATTCTATTTCTTTTGCGACAACTCCTTCGTCTTGAGCGAGAACACACGGATTGGCTAATGTCACGTCTTCGTAAATACTTTTACGGAATAATAATCCATTGGTTGGAGCACAAGACTGACAGGTAAATTTAGAAGTTATTTCTTGTGATTTACCTTCCATATTCATTTCACAATCAATTGCCGATTCTATAATTGCTGTCAGAAATTGATCATTTAAATATGCGTTTCGTTTTGCTTTTAACCATAGCCATTCATCAGTTGAGATTTCCTCGTCTTCTGGTTTAGTTATTTTTTTAAATCCTCCTTTTTTCTTCTTCTTGGATGATTTCTTCTTTGTTGTTGTTTTTTTCTTTGACACAATTAGACTTTCTTTTTGCTCTTTGAGTTTGTTTTCAGAACCAGGGATAACAGACAAATAAACAAATGCCCGCACGTTACGATCTTTGATCGGAAGCATAACATGTGATTTGTAACGAACTGCACGAGCAATAACCTGGTCGATACGAGACATATTAAAATAAGGAGATATGACATGAATTCCTCGAACATTTTTAAGATCCAATCCTTCAGCACCTGCAGCAGATATTAATAGAATTCTCATTTCTTTTCCCAATTTATTTTTTTCTGAAGTAAATTTTTTTATTATGTTGGCTCTTTCTTCTTCTGATATTCCTCCGTGAAACATCCCATAACTGATACCCGCATTATCTAAAACTCTCCCCAATAAATTTAAACCACTGGCAATCCATTCTGAGTAAACAACATGTAATCCAGAATATTTCTTTATATTTTTCAACACTGATACAAATTTGGGAGAATATTCTTGTAAATTACCAATCAAAAATACATCTGGCTTCAATAATGATGGAACTCTTCTATATTTGTCTCCGACACGTTCCATTGCATATCCCGGAAAATGAAAGATAGAAATCTGTCTACTTGCTGAACGATATGTTGATGTTGACTTGGATGCTTCAAATCTACCTTTAGCACTCTCACCGAAAGATGCTTCTCGCATTTCTTTTTTACGCGCTGCCAAATATTCTTTATATTGCCCTTTGCTCATCACAGCATGAATTATTTCTACTGGTAATAGGTCGGGAAAATCGTTTTTAGACAACGTTTTTGAAGAAACTCGAGAAAACACTAAATCACCAGCATAAGATGACAAACCCCAAATACGGTTTTTGAACACGTCACGTTTAATAAATTTATTTTCTGTTATAAACAGTTTGTCGAAATCGTCTTGATTTTCAGGAAACAAACTTGCTCTGCCTCCTCCTAACATATTAAAACAGGGAACTATATCAAATGGTTTATTGACTATTGGCGTACCAGTTAAAAATATCAATTTAATATTACGAGTTTTTAAAATAGCATCGTACAATGTTATTGCTGATTTAGAACCATTGGTGATCCTCTGAAAGAAATGATGAGCTTCGTCAATAATCAACATTTTACCTTCTAAGTCGATCTCTGATACCATATCAAATTTTTTATTGAGTTTTGCTTCCAATTCACTTTGTGATGATTGAGATATTTTCTTAGCCATGGTGACTGAGAAATTAACATATTTGAAATCTTCTGGAGAAATATCTTGTTGGTCTGTTTTTTCAACATAAAATGCAATATTCTTTTTGAAATTTTCTTTGAGTGATTTTGGAAGTAACAGAATTACTTCACTGCCTGTAGTCTTTTTATAATATGTTGCGATAGATGCTGCCAATATAGATTTACCAGTACCCACTTGATGATAAATTAATAATCCTCGATTAGATTTACGAGCTACAAAATATTCATAAACGAGCTTTTGATGATATTTCAGAAAATCCTTTTCTGTTACTTTGACTTTATTCAAATAAGATAGAACAACTCGCGGAAAATTCGTTGAATTCCGCTTGGTATAATCTATAGCGTCTGACATGTTAATTCTGTGTTATATACCAAGTGACACTAATCTTCTCTAGATTATCTAAACAAAAAAATATAATTATGATTTTTTTATGCACGGATTAATACAATAACACCCGTTAACACCCTGTTCCCATACACAAACAGCAGACCATAGTGAGTTGCACGTGATTGCACATCCATTTAAATTTGAACACGATGTACTTCTTTTAAATATTTTAGAATAATTTAAGTAACTTATTGCGTAATCTTTGAATGTTTCTCTGTGTTTACATACACATCCACAAGATGTTCTTCCAGTATTGTGCCATTGACAAAAACAATTGTTATCTGTTCCAGGATCAGCATTACATCCATTAACACTGCACGTATGTACACAGTTTATTATAATTAATAGTATCATCAACTTCATGTTTATAACAAAAAATAAATTCAATTTTTACATACATTGACACAAATACATCCACCAGATGAACAAAGTGCTGAATACTTTGACGGACAATTTATAGAACAAAGGTAACTTACTGAGCATGTTGACATAGGGATTATTGTTTTATTGACAATCAATGATGTGTTCAAATAATCTGTATATTTTTTAGATTTCATTATTACATCAATATTTTCTGGTTTATCCAGTTTCAATAATTCTTTTGAGTTTAAAAACCTCAGGCACCCGCAATAACATCCTGGCATACCATTGCCACTTATATAACATTTACAATAAGCATTATCTCCAGGATCAGCAGCACAACCTCTAGGTCCTCCGCTCACAGAACAATTATGTATAAATTTTATTAATAACATGCACACAACAATTTGAATTAATCTCATTTTTAGTTTATAATTAATAATTTATTCAATTTTTATATGGTCCAAGTGAAAATTGAATAATTTGAACCAATTACTACAAACACAATAAAATAACAATAATAATCAAAATGTCAGAAATAAAAGAACAAACTATTACAGTATACACATTGAATTTAGGCAACGATCCAAGAAGAGTTGACGGAAAGGATCCAAAAGAAGAATATAAAACTAAGGATACAAAGCATTATACTGCAAAAAATCGACGTGACCAATTTATTAAAGATAATCTAGAAGAAATTAGTGATAAATATGATGTGATCAATTTAATGGAATTAAGAATTTTTCCATCACATTACGGACATTTGGATACTGTTAGTAAAATTGCAGAATATCTTAGAAAAAAAGGATTTTACGTCAGTGTTGACTTATATGATGAAATGTCAACAACATCAAATTATTATTTGACAGCTTCAAAGTTTCCAATTATCAAAAAAGAAAGTATTTACCACAATACAACTGGTAAAATTATGTTCAAAAAAGATAAAAAGAAAAGTTATGGGTCCAATTATGATAGAAGATCCATGTTGTACACCATTTTAATTGATGGTAAAACCGAATTTACGTATAGTTTGTCACATATTTACTACCAATTTGGTGCAATACCTCGTGCAATTGAAGATTTGTTAAAATTTTGTCCAAAAGAAACGGTGTTATTTGGAGATTTTAATATTTACGAAGAACATTTAGAAACAGTTCAGAATTTAACAAAAAAATATGGATGGAAAATGGCATTAGATAAGACAATAACATTCAATCCGTTTCCATATGACATACCTTTTCCGTTAATGAAAAAATTAACTCAAATAGGCGTAGATTGTAAAAAATGGAGAGAAGTATGGAAACACACAAAAAATATGAAGACCGGTTCGCATTTAGACAATGTGATTTACTGTAACAGAAAAGTAACAGTTAAAATTGACAAATATAATAAGTTTACACAAGAAGAATGTGTAAAAAATAATGTTTCTAATATCAGCGACCACGATGCGACAATCACAACTGTGACTTTATAATTGATTTTTTCTACATTGTTTTAATTGATTTTCTAAGTTGGTAATTCGAGTATTACTATTTTTTTCAGTTTTATTTAACAAATCTTGCATTTTCTTTAATTTATCATCTGATTTCTCTAATTCTGTTTGTTTGTTTTTAACTCGCGATAATTGTTGGTCATTTTGATATTTGACTCCTATCAGATTTTTATTACATTTTTTTGTTTGTTTTTGTATAATATCAAATAATTGAGGAGGAATAGGTTTTTCTTTTCCTGTCGTACCTTTGTCTTCAGAAACCTTTTGAAATGATAGTGATAACACAACCATTATAATTAGAACTAATATTATTGCTCCTAGTGCATTCATTCTGTTATACAATTACAAATATAATTATGAAATGTAAAAAAACATATTATTTTGTGCTCAACCAAATCGACACTAATTTTTATTTAAAATTTAACACAGATGAGAAAATTGATTTTTTGTGTGTGATTAATACCACATTGCTAATTATTAAAATATGTCAAATTTAACTTACAGAATAGAACAACTTGAACGAGAATTGAAAGATTTGAAACGTGAACACGAAACATATTTGAACAAACAACCAAAAGAGAATCCAAATTACATTGACAATGAAAATTCAAAATTTGAACAAGCAATTGAATTCTCAAAGCAAACTGCAATAAAAGAACAAAATAACAGAGACACATTGAAGAAAGTTATTAAAGAATCTATAAAAACTGCGAAAAAAGAACAAATCAAACAAGATGAATTATATGCAAGAAAACTTGAATATTACAACGAATCTGATGATAAATACGACAATATATCTGATGATAAATACGACAATATATCTGATGATAAATACGACAATAAGTCTGATGATAAATACGACAATGATTCACAATTTGAACAGGCAATTAAATTTTCAAAGCAAACTGCAGCAAAAGAACTTAAAACTGCATACAATACCAATAAAGGTTATATTAAATATTATGACACAAAATATGAGAAAAAAAAGTTACAAAAGAAGAAATTGAAGAATAAATGTAAAAATATTATATTTGTATGTTACAGAAATGATGATGATCACACTGAACCAAGAAATTGGTACTAAATAGTTTTACATAGATTATAATTTGACATTGTGCGTTGGCGTATAATTTGATTTTTTTAAACACATATATAAAACACAATGGGAAAATATCTGAATATAATAAACAATAAAAAATTACGCGAATTAATCAATGAAATGGACATATTGGCTAAAAGACCTAAATTAATATTATTTGGAAAAATATGTAGTCCAAAACGACGAATATTGCCAATTGGTTCATATTATTACGAACAAAATAATCCGGGATTAAGTCAAAAAATGGACAAATGGGAAAAGAAAATAAAACAAGTTTTCAAATTCAAAATAAAACACGGATATCCAAATCAATGTTTAGTAAATTTTTATGACAGTGAATGTGATAACATAGGATGGCATTGTGACAAAATCACAACATTAAAATATGGAGTTGTGTTTTCTGTTAGTTTTGCGCAAAATAAAGAAGATGAAGAGAAAGTGTTGTCTGTTATGGAATTTAATAATGGTAAAAAAATAGATCTGATGCATAACACTGTTGTTATATTTAATGCATTTAAACACAAAAAAGATAAAATTAAACATAGAATACCTAAAACATTGTGTCCAAGAGTCAATTTTACATTTAGATACCTAAAATAAAAATTGAAACAATTAGTTTTTTACAAACCAAATTGCAAATATGTTCAAATTAAAACTAAAACACACCAACAAACAATGTAAACACATAAGTAAGAGAAAATATACGCCACCACTTAATGTCGCTGTAATGAGAAATTCATATTATCCAACACGAAAAACATTCAAATTAAAGGCAGCAGTGTTAGATTGGAGCGGAACTACAGTTGATAAATATGTAGTAGCGCCTGCAGAAGTATTTGTAAAAGTGTTCAACAAACACAAAGTTCCAATAACAATGCAACAAGCTAGAAAACCAATGGGACTAAGAAAAGATTTACATATTGCTGAAATTTTAAAGGATCCAGAAGTAAAACAATTATGGACCAAAATAAAAGGAAAATCTCCAGAACAAAAAGATGTTGACGAGTTATTTACAGATTTTGTTCCAATGCAATTGGCGGTATTGCCAAAATATTCAGAAATGATGCCACAAACATTATCTACTATTAATTATATGAAAGGCGTACAAGGTCTAAAGCTGGGATTAACTACTGGCTTCACCAAAACGATGGTGGATGTATTAAAAGAATATACACAAAAAAAAGGATTGATATTAGATTCATACGTTGCCGGCGATGAAGTAAAAAATGGAGCCAGACCAACTCCACATATGATTTTCAAAAACTTAGACAATCTTGGAATTCACAACATTAATGAGGTACTTAAAGTCGACGATACTGTTGGTGGTGTAGGTGAAGGATTAAATGCAGGAGTATGGACTTGTGCAATCGCTCGTTGGTCTAATTACATGGATATTGATAGTTGGGAACATGAAGCAACATTATCAAAAGAAGAGCTAGAGAAAAGATTGGAACAATCCCGAGAAATATTGATTAAATCTGGCGCACATTACGTAATAGACGAAATAAAAGATTTACCACGAGTAATTGAAGACATTAATCTCAGAATGCATTCTGGCGAAAATTGTCCTCAAAAAATATAATGACAGTTGTTTCAATTATTATTTTTTTATTCATGTACTGTATTGGTATTGATATTCTCCCGGATATCGTTTTTTCGCAAACACCATACTATACAATCTATCATAATAATAATCGATATATTCTTGAATTCTATCTGCACATTCTATATTGTCTCTTTGATTTGCAATGCTCAAAGCTGTGCGTCCACATCTATCTGTCATATTGACATCAGCTCCATATTTTAATAATGTTATCAAACCAATTTTGTTTCTCATCATCGAACAAATCATCAAAGCTGTGCGTCCACATCTATCTGTCATATTGACATCAGCTCCATATTTTATCAATGTCATCAAACAAAATTGGTTTCCCTGCATTGAACAAATCATCAAAGCTGTGCGTCCACCTATATCTGTCATATTGACATCAGCTCCATATTTTAACAAATATTTAAGTAATACAAAATTATCGGCCTCAGCACAATGTATTAACTCATCGTATAAATATGATGCTACAATTCTGCACATATCAACATTTAAATAATTTTCTAACTCTAACATAATGATATTTATATTTCGTGTCAAAAATCAATTTTCGTACATTTTTAAATATTTGACCCTTCACGTACATTTTTAAACAATATGATATGTTTTTAAAATCAGTGAAACTGATAAAAAAATAACAAAATAAATTGGTGTTTATTTATAATAAGGAAAATCAAGTGGCGAATATTTTGATATTATTTTTAGAATATCATTTGGAACATCAATGTACCTCATCAACAATAATTTATAGGTAAATTCTTCTCTTTCTGATAATGTCTTGTAATTGTCGCCACTGTGACATATCGCATTTGCAACGATGAAATCAATATATGTGTTACACTGAAAAGACATGAGGCCACCACTATGATAGCCATAACAACAGTATACATATGGTTTGAACGGTTCGAACGGTTTGTTATGTTTGAAATTTATTTGTTTAACCCATATAAATTCTGATATATGTGTTTTTTTAACTTTACCGCGAATATACGCTATAATTTTATTTTTATGACCTATATAACCGATTAATCCGTTACGTCCTTTTGGATCTCCAAAGTAAATTTTAGCTTGGAATGAATATTCTTTGTTTGCATCTATTACATCAAATTTAAAATAAAATGCGGTTTCATATGTTTTTAATAATAGTCTGTCACCGTAGTCTATGTCATAATTTTCGTAAAATTTCATCAATGTTTTTATATCCTTGACACGTTCATTGACTTCAGTTTTTTTATAACCTTGTGCGCTTGTTATCCTAAAATTACGATCGGAAACAGAAAATATGTCGTCACGTAAATTCATTCCTTTTTTACCTTCGTTCCAAAGTTTCAATGATTTTTTAAAATTCATGTTTGATAGCAAATATTTTTTTAATATAAATATGAATTTGTGTAACAATAGGACAAAATCAAATTATAATATTCTTTGTGTTTATATAAGTATAATGTCATATGTGTACATAGATCAAAGCAATAAATTCTTAAAGGACATTGTGTCTAGAAAAGAATTTGCTTCTTTGAAATCGATTGAAAATACTGAAACAATTAACAGAGAAAATGCAATATTCGAAGATAAATTATTTTTAGAACCATACGATGCCAAGGGATTACACTTGAAAACATATCAAAACTTTATCAGATACTTTATTTCACCAAACACCCCATACAACAGAATATTGCTGAAACATTCTACCGGTAGTGGGAAAACTATCACTTCTTTGTCTGTCGCTAAAGAATTCATTAAATATATGAAATTAGACACTGTTAATAAAAAACCAGCTGGGACAGTATATGTCATAGGATTTTCTCAGTCAGTATTTGAAAATGAATTAATGCGTTGGCCAGAGTTCGGTTTCATATCAGCAGATGAGTTAGAAAAATTACGTCAATTAAAAGCTGCTTCGTTTTCAGGAACTAAAAATGACGTTCAAACATTGGTTGATTTTCGAACTAAAATAAAAAAACGTTTTTCTAACAGAAAAAAGAATGGGTTCTTTATATTCATGGGGTACACGAGATTTGCAAATTTATTATATCCATATCCAGACGATTGTAAAAAAGTGGATGAAAAATTCATAAAAACATTTGACAATTCATTAATAATCGCTGACGAAATTCATAATACATATAATAGTAAAGAAACTAATAAATGGGGAAAGGGACTACAATATGTTTTAGATCATGCAAAAAATATTAGGGCATTAATGATGTCAGCAACCCCATTAAGTAATGAACCAAGCGAAGTCGTTGATTTGATCAACTTGCTCAACAAAGATGGCACAATAAAAAGATCTCATATATTTGCTAAAAACGGAGAAATTTTAGACGGTGCAAGAAAACAAATATCAAAGCATATTATAGGAAAAGTTTCATTTGTTCAAGATTTAAACCCAGAGTTATTTCCTTCTCACGTTTATTTGGGAGAAATTATTCCAGGAATAAAGGAGCTAAAGTTCACTCGTTGTGCAATGAAAGGAATTTATTTGAACACATACAAAGAAAGTAACCGAGAAACGGTTAATTTGACTGAAGATCCAATTATAGACGGGTGTTGGCCAAATCCAAACAGTAAAGTGATTGGGTTATATAATATTGATTCCTATATAAAAATTAAGAATGGTCCTGAAAAATGGAAACAACAAAATAAAATGGTTGTCAAAAAAAGAATAATTACTGGAAATTTTCTCAAATATGGATTATTGGACAATTACTTTCCAAAATATAATCGCATGTTGACTGATATTTATGACATTATAAAAAACGGCGCCCGTGATACAACAACATTTGGTGGTTTGGGAAATCCAGGAAAAATCTTCATATTTCACAAAAATGTTTGTTCTTCTGGTATTTTATTTATCAACCAAATTCTATTAACTAATGGATTTATACATCCGGGAATGTTTCCGAATGAAAACACTATTTGCGTCAAATGTTCTCGTAGAAAAGGAAAAGGTAAACATAACGGACATAATTTCACTCCGGCACGTTTTTATGTTGTAAGTTCATTATCATCAAAGTCTGATATTAATGCTATGCTTGACCATTATAATACAATATCAAATATCAGTGGACATGAAGTATTGATTTTATTAGCATCAAAAATGATTAAAGAAGCTTATGATATTAAAGCAATTCAACATATAATGATCATGAGAAGGCCAGATAATATTCCAACATTAATACAAATTATTGGAAGAGGAGTTAGAAACAACAGTCATTTGGGATTACCTGAAAATCACAAAAATGTCAACATAAGATTATATGTTAATTCATTCGCAACTAAAAAGACTGGTGGATTCATTTTCAGTTGGGGCAAAAACGAAGAAACTGACCAATTACAAATATCTGAAATAAAAGAAGAACAACCCGAAGAAACTGACCAATTACAAATATCTGAAATAAAAGAAGAACAACCCGAAGAAACTGACCAATTACAAATATCTGAAATAAAAGAAGAACAATCAGAAAAATATGACAACGAAGAACCAGATAGCGACTACACTGATGAAGAAGAATCCGAGGACGACAATACTGATGAAAAAATAAGGGATGCAGGGGTAACAGAAACTGAAGAAAAAAAGAAAGATGATGAATGGACAATTGTAGATAATGATGGGGTCGAAGAAAACTTAACTGAAATCGAATCTGACAAACTTATCAGTGAACAAGAGTCCAAACGTGAGCAAGAAGAATTAACAAAATTGTCATTAGAAGCATTAGAAAAAGAACAAGAGTCCAAACGTGAACAAGAAGAATTAACAAAATTGTCATTAGAAGCATTAGAAAAAGAAAAAGAAACAAAACGTAAACAAGAAATAGAATGGAACAGAAAATTAAAAGAACAAGAAGAACTAACTAAGAGAGCCATTGAAACATTAAAAAAAGAACGCGAACAAAAATCAACTAAGCAGTTTCAAAAAGAACAGGAACAAATTTACAGGATTAGAAAATTAACACGAGAAAAAGATTTATTGAGAAGAGACGATTACCGTAAGAGAATCACAAATGCTGCTTATTTAGAAGAAATAACAAACTTCGACAAAATAATAAAACAAAGAGAATTGTTGCGAAAATTAATAACATTAAAATTAAAAGGATTGAAATTGCCTTTTGACAATCTAGACGAAACTTTGACAATTTATATCGATATTGATGGAGTTAAAGTGCCTATTACACTGTTGCCCAAAAAGAAAAAGAAGCGTCGTAAAAAAAAGAAGAAGACCAAAAAGACCAAGAAGAAGACCAAGAAGAAGATCAAGAAGAAGACCAAGAAAAAAGTTAATAAAAATACCAAAAAGAAGATTATTGGAGGAAAAGTCAAGTACCCTCTCACACATGAAGAACAAAAATACAAATATAAAATGCATAAATATGAAAAAATAGAAGAATTAGAAAAGATATTTCATGAATATTCTATTGACGCACCAATTAATTACGAAATAATAATGAAAAGTTCAACAAACATGATTCCTTATCGACCAATTGTCGAAGTTCCTAAAAAATTATTAACAACCACATTTGATGCATATTATGCCGAAGATGAAATGAAGAGAATTGAAATAATTATAAACCGATTATTTATACAAGTTTCGCCAATGTGGACTGTCAATGCCTTATGGGAAGCCGTTAAAAACCCGCCGTTTACAATCAATGAAAATAGCAAACTTTATAACAGAAAGATATATAATGCCGCGTTAAACAATATTTTGTGGAAAAATATTAAAAATGATATTTGTGGTAGCAAATATGGAATAATAATGCATGGTAACTTATTAGTAAGATTTCCTGTTATAAATGGAAAATTAATAACTGATTATAATAATATATTCACTAATTTTGATTACAAAAGTGAATCCAGAACATTAACCATTAATATACGAAAATATATGTCTGTCAGAAAAAGAGACATTGGAGTTATAATAAATATTTGGGATTCATTACCAATAACTCCTTCAATTGAAGATTTGAACAAATTTTCATGTACAGTTTATATTAAAAATCAAGAATTGGTTGTTAAATACGCAATACAAAATCTATTGTATTTGCAATACAATAAAAATATAAAACCTGAATCAGATCCCAAATTTTGTAAATCAAAACATATAGTACAATATTACTGTAATATGGATATATTGCTTAATGCTAAAGAAGTAAATTTATATAGTAAAACTGAAAATTATACTGAAATAAATTTAAAGACAATAGTTGGATACATTAGTGCAGATGGTTCATATGTCGCAATTTATAAGGGAAATATTGATTCTAAAAAATACGAAGGTAATTTTATTTGGAAAGAAATGGAAGAGAGTCAAACTAAAAATCAAAAATTTGTGGAAAATGATATTATCATTGGATACATGGAAGGATCAGAAAATAATATATTCATGAAATTTAAACTTAGAAGACCACGTCATGAACTTAAAGAATTTCAAGATCGTCGTTTCGAACACAGAGGAGCAATATGTGAAACATATTCCAAAAAAGAGTTAATAGAAATGGCTAAAAAACTCAAAACGACACACACCAATGTAAATGTGCAAAAGTTATGTGAAAATATAAGAAGTAAATTATTACAATTAGAATATGAAGAACGAAAAAAAGGTTCTGACTTAAAATATTTTTATCATTTATGGGAAATGTAGTTGTCTTGCTCCTGTCTTGCTGCTTCATGTTGTTTCTCCGTTCTTTCAGTGACCTCACGGTCACTTTACTCACTCGGAGAAGCCAACCGCAGCGCTAGAAACCCAGGGGGT